CGAAAAGGCAGCCGTGACGTTTCATGTTGATTTTTGAGATAGGCAACGTTCCCGCCAGGTACTAGCTGCCCATCTCCTCCGTTGTGTGTTTTGCCTGTTCTAAGACAAGGTTAGCGAGTCCAGCCAGGAGTTGCTCTCCGCATTTTCCTGGATCTGTGCAAGTGCGGCTGCTGATATTCGAATTAATGTTCCAGTGATAGCTGTTATTCGCATTCCGTGACTGGGAACCTGAATTCGTAGCATTCGTCCAATTACTGCCCGCGAGCAGCGTAAGACCCACCCAACCCGTAACAGATGTTGTTACCATAATTCTCGACTTCCGACCTCCGACTACGCAAGCTCCGCGCAAGAGCGGCCGCCGATATACGAAATAATGCGCCAGCGATAGCCGTAAATCGCAGACCGCGACCGGGAACCCGAATACGTAGCAGTCGTCCAAGAACCGCCCGCGAGCAGCTTGATATCGCCGTAGGTTCCTTGCTTGTAGATGCTGCCCTTCGCGCCTGGCAGATCGTAGTATGCGAATACCTGAGCGACATCGTTAGAGGGGTTGCCCGAGGTCACGGTTTCCGGATCGCCGGACACCGCTACCTGGTGAGTATGGTTCGTTGCTCCGTCGAACCGATAGCTTTGAGTCCTGAGCCACTGCCACATTACACCACAGCAGTCCTCGCAGCCAATGTTGCTGATCATTCGCCTGCCAGCCGTGTCGATATGGCCACCAGTGATACCGAGATCGACAGATCCGGCAATGTTGGTTTCTTCGTTGCTGCCAGCGGCTATAGCCTGGAACTCGTCGTCTTCAAGCATCCTGCAACCGATCGCGGCGAAGTCGTCCGCGAAATCCATCCAATTGCGATTATCTGAGATCGGAGCTCCGTTGGCGGAAACCGTGCTCGATCCGGTGCCAGATGCCAGGTAGAGGGCGACCCAAATCTTAGGTCCTGCTAGGCTGTCGAAATCTGTCTTTCCAGCCCAAACCATCCCGGCCTGTGCGCCGGCTGACCTATGGGAAAGGTCCCAGCAAGACCTGGGAATGATATCTCCCGCCAGGTAGCCGGTGAGAGGATGACCGGAGATTGTGCCCACATCCGCACATTCACAGTGGAACCCGCCGATCTTTCTTGAGTTGTCTGCCGTATAGCCAGCTGGAAACGTTGTCGCGGCAGAAAGGATCAGGTCGGGTGCATAACCGCTCACAGGGACGCAGGCATAGACATAGAAGTCCTTGCCGGCTCGATTTGCCGCAACTGTGTAATCTGGTGTCAACGTATCCCAATTAGCTGACACATTCAGATCCATTTCTACAGCGGCTTCAAGCTCATACGCGTGCGGACCAGCCCCGCCAATGTTTACTAGTAGATGTGATGGGCTGACCAGAGTTCTCCTGTCGGCTGCTGTGGAATTACCACGATTTTTCCACATTCTGTTCCGGCTATAATATGCATCTTGCCTTGCCGGTAATCGATTCAAAAATCCCATACTCAGCTCTCCAGAATGGCTTTGATAGCTGCAATGTCTGCTTTCATGGCCGCATTGTCCGATTGCAACGTCTCAATCGTGGTTTTGATATCACCAAGAGTTGACTCAGTTGCCAGGTTTACCGGGTACAATATGATTCTCGTTTAAATCACCTTGGCTGTTAAAAAGGTCATCAATAGTATAAAAATTATCGTCTATCTGAAGAACAGGAGCAGACAATGCAAACACCCCGTTTATGCGCAGCTCGGTGAGAGCCTCGGGAGTGCCCATATCGATGTTCTCAAAAGCGATGCCCGCCTTGACAAGAGCTGCTTTGAGCTGCTCGCATTTGGGGCAGGATTTGGTGGAATAGACTCTGTAGGTCATGAAAATCACTCCAAAAAAAAGGTGCTCAGTAGCGGCTGAGCTTTTTATATACGATATCGCCAGATGTAGCAGGTTTTGTAGTTTTTACGCCGCCACTTACATTCCACCAGAGCCTCATCATGAGGACCAGAGCTATCGGATCTGTTCCATACTGAGCTTCCCATTCCTTGATAGTCATGGGCGTTACTGGGTCTGCTGGAGACGCTACCAGGATACCACGATCACCATAGGTTGACTGGAGAAAGTCTATGGTCAACTGGTCCTTTATAAAGCCGATAACCTTCTCCTGTGCACCGGGTATGTAGGGAATCTCCTTTGGTCCATCTGGGGTAGCAACAATCAGGGATTTTATCAGATCGCCGAAGCTTATAAAGGGCGACGCAATCTGAATCCTGCTGGGTTTGCGGTTTACTTCTGCGGGAAACTGGCATATTCCTTCGAGGAAATCCTCTTCGGCAACTTCTTCAACAATTGTTTCTTCGGGCATGATTTATTCCTTACGTTCTTAGGTTATATTGTTGTTGGTTTGTTTCATCGCGTTACAACACGAAACTACTTCCTCGATTGGTCTCTCCCATTGGGACCATTTGTTTGCTGTACTTCTACACGTCGTTATGTATTTTTTATCATTTATCGCATTCCCTGGTATCAACCATAGATGCTCCGGGTTTAGATTATCTCTGTTATCAAATGCCAGACACAAGAAAAAGTCTGCCATTTTATTGTTTCCTATGTCAAATTGCCATCTTCCGTTTGTGTTTATTGTTGAAGATTTTACGTCTATCTTGTATCCCCTACTACATATGAAATCGTATCCTTTGTTTCCCATTTGCATCCTTATCACATTTTTAAATATGCGTGATAATATTCGTTCTGCTACATGGATTCCAAGATATGCCGTGCATCGTGTGTTTTCGGTATAAGATGGTACACCATTTTCTCTTCTTTTTTGTTCAGCTCTGTTTCTTGCGCATGTTATACATACCGACTTGTAACAATCTTGTCTATCTTTTCTTTTATAGAAATCTGATATTGGTTTTACCATGCCACATTTTGCGCATTTTTTCATATCAGCACTTATGCGATTTGGATTCTTTATCGGGACTCCTCTCTTTCTTCGTCGTTCTTCTTCACGCCTCTTTGCGTCCGTTTTACAGATATACGCATGACCGTCTTTGCAGTTTTTGCTTTTGTAGAAATCATCGATAGGAAGTCGTTTTCCACAGTCTGCACACACTTTTGTTCCGTCTTGCATAAAAGATTATTGGGGTCAAAACATAAAAACCTTTTGCCCCAAAACTGTTTGTTCTAACCAATTAATCGCAATGCAGCGAGGCATGGAAGCCAATCGACCGAGATTGAGCTGCACGAACTATTGCCCCAGAGCTGTATAAACTTATTTATTGAGAACACCCCGGTCATATCATCAACTGACCTCCCGTATTCGGCATGTCTCCCCTTGAGAGCATCGCTTCCAACAGGGTCTCTAGACATCCATCCAATATGCGCGGCCCCTATGACATTGCTGTTGATATTGGCCTCAAGGACTCCAGTGCAACAATCCGTCACGCAGCTGCCGTATCCTCTGGTCTTGACCTCGGTATCCCTAACCAGATGCTCGGAATGAGCATACATTTCGGTCATCACCGCGCCAATCTTGTAATTCTGGACACAGAGCTTGTCTACCCACTTTGCGTCATACTGTCCAGTCTGGTAAGAGACCGGCATGTACTCGAACTCAGCTTCCTTGGTGTAATTGATATAATCCATCACGCAGTTGTTGGGAAAAGTGCAATTAAATGCATTTCCAGCGCTGTCCATCTGCCTCTCAGCCTCAAGTTCAGCATCAAGGACAACCACGTTACCAGATCCGGCAACTCTTTCCACCAGTTTCTGGCCAGCGAAACCAGGCTGCGTTGAAACAACTTTGACCTGTTCAAGCATGCCGACTCCTTTCATGGACGACTTCTCATACATATAGTTCGCAGCATTTGCCATTCCCGCGACAAGAAAGATCGCCATCAACATCAAAATGTATTTTCTCATTTCTTCAACCTCTGTTGTTCTATAAATATGTCCTCGGATTTAAGCTTTGTCTTTGCCGGTTTGTTCAATATAGGAGCTTTGAGCATATTTTTATACTCCTTACCGGGTTTTTTGGTATTCTTATCAATCTCATCTGACATCTCCTTTGTAATATTGGGCGGCTTTTCGTATTCACTTGATCGCGTCATAATTCCACCAATCCACTTCTGATTCTGGTACGCAATGATTCATAGCATCAGTGGCATTCCTAAAAAGCTTATCCCAGTCACTTCGGAAAGGCATGATTTTCATCAATGTGGCCTCAACTGTTATTACTTTGGTGTCCGTGATCACCATCACCCATGAATGCCCTGGATCGCCGATCGTCTGGGCCACCTGAGCGTTATATCCAAGCTCTTCAAGCTTGTGTTGAAGATAAAACGACATCTCACTGCAATCCCAAACACCACTGATATATGGCGGCATATATATGTTCGCAATATCCGATTCAAGTGACCCACAAGACAAACTTGTCAGTAGGAACAGAATAAAAAATAGTCTATTCATTGTCCTTCCTGAAAAATTCGTTCCACACTTGGTTATATTCAGCTTCAGATATCTCCATAGATTCCTGATCTGGCGATCCTGGGAAATCTCCTTCAATTACAAGCTTGAGCATGTACTTTATTTCGACCACCTCCCGGTTCCCATGGGTTTTGCAGGTTCTCTTCTCGACCACCACCAATCTGTGATGGTTACCTCGTGAACCTGGTCAACAACTTCCGGTTTTCCTTTTATAATTCTAATCACATCTCGTTTGCCAAGTTTGGCCTGGGACTTTGGGACCCAATATGGAACTTGTTCCCCGCCGTCCATCAGCACCAACAACACGGCCCCCTTGGTTTGTTTTACCAAATAGTTGCAGTTTGGCTTTTTAATCGGAGAAAGGACGAATTTCATATTTCAGCAACTTCTTGTACATGTCCATCTTCTTACCCCATTCTTTTAATGCATCGTCCCAGAAGTATTTTATGATATCCTCCAAGGGTATGTTTAGAGAGTACTTGTTGGGGTATTGGCCCCGCTTGGTCTTTGGCGAGATTTGTTCGGCGTTAATAAAGCCGCGTTTCCTCAGGGAGGTTACCGCAAGGCTTACTTCTGGCTGGCGTAGATTAGTTATCTGTTCCAGGTCACGTGAAGTACCTGCTTTTTCAACCCTGAAAAATGCCAGGACCTTGGCCTGCTTCTTTTCAACACCAATCGCTTGCAGGCACGCTACAAAATCATCATCTTCGGCATCAAACATCTTTATCTTTTTCTCTTGCATATATGGCACACCTCTGTCTCCAATATCATCTTACAAATATTGCATACTATATAAGCGTTGCGCACGGCAAAGATGTATTACATGCGCAAACTTAATATACCCAAAAATACTATCCATCGGTTATGCGCAAAAAACTAGAAAACACCATATGTGTCAGGTGCGACCGTGAAACCCATCGCGTGATACAAGATATCGCGCTGGCCGAAGACAAACCAGCCGGCGAAGTAATCCGCAAGCTGCTCATCGATGGTATCCGTGCTCATAATCGACGGGTATCAAGGAGAGTAAGCCGAAGTCAGGCAATGAACTCCGGCCCAAAGTGATCGCTCATGAAGATTACAGAGATCGTTTATAAACATTTCGGGGGAATCTAAATAGACCCAGCATTTGAAAGAGCGTTAAATAAAATACCCCCACAGCTACGGAACGATAGTTTTAGATTCGTTCCAATACTAAGCGGCACCAAGAAGCCCATCGGGTTTAAATGGACCACTGATACTAATTATAATTATAGGAGCCCAGTGATTGCAGGGTACCTTGCCGAGGGCCATAATTACGGTGTTCTGACCGGGGTGGGGGGCCTTGTTGTCTTTGATGTAGATGATCTTCCTAGATTAGAACAACTAAATATAATTACACAAATACCCGAGACTTTTACGGTTGAAACCGGGCGCGGTGGAAAGCATTTCTACCTGCTATGCAAAGGTTTCAAAAACAAGATCGTTCTCGAAGATCCTGAGTTGATGGATGCCGATGGAGATCCCATACATTTGGGGGAAATACAGGCACTTGGAGAACAGGTGGTTGGTCCGGGATCGCTGCACCCAAATGGCAATTACTATAAAGTAGTAAAAAATGTTCCGATAGCTACTGTTGAAAAGGACTTCCTCATAAAGCTAGTAGAACCATTTGCCAAAAAAGAAGAACCTGCAACATCTCACAAATGCAAAACACATTCTGGAGGATCTTCAATTGGGGATCTCATCCCGATAGACCAAGTGGTGTGGCCGCTAAACGTCAAGGAAAGGAAGGGCTCAGAAACATTCGGAACGCATCCACGGCATGGTTCCAAATACGGAAAAAATTTCTCAGTCAACACCTCAAAGAACTGCTGGTTTTGTTTTCGGCACAAGAGCGGTGGAGGACCCCTGGAATGGCTCGCAATTGAAGAAGGAATTATATCCTGCAAAGAAGCTGGACAGGGATGCTTAAACAATCAGCAACTCGCGCAGGTAATCGGCATCGCGAAAGAACGGGGTTTCGATATACCAGATAAACAAGAAACGGCAGTTGTGAAAACCATGGGCGATAATAATGATACACTAGATCTACCAGAGAACGTCCGTAGATGGTCTGATGATTTACATTTTGGAATGCCTGGAGTAGATATTGATCTAAGAACCTACCAGAAAGTCCTCAAAAAAGGTAAAGAGGACAAAACAGTAAAAGCAGTAGTATGTGATGGTTATTGCGTCATTACCGAAGAAACCAGGGACGAAAGTGGAGAGGCTACTTTCACCCTTGAGGGAGTTGGAAGTAATGACCTGCATAAATTCAAATGTACCGTATCCGGGAGGGATTTTGCGGATAAAAGAAAACTACGCGGTATTTTAATGTCTCATTTTGGTGCCAGAAATAAAATACGCGATATGTGCGCCGAAATGATCCAGGACCTGACGCTAGACGTCAAGAAAATGATATCAATAGACGCACCCATGTGGGTTGATGACAAACTAGCGATACCGGGGTTAGATGATGACGGTTTTAAGTTCAGCATATCGCGCAGGGTCCCAGCTGATCTCTCTCAAGGAGACGAAAAACTAGGCCTCAGTGCATTGGACTTAATATTCAAGACATGGCCTCCTGATAAGGCGGCACTCCTTCTCACGACATCTTTCGCGTCGCCACTGTGCGCCAGATGGCTCCAGGAAGATCGTTTTGGAATAGCCCTGGTTGGAACCACTGGCAGAGGGCTAAAAACTGAAGCTATGAAACATGCACTAGCCATCTATGGGGCGGGGTTCGCTCGTGAAAAATATCTTCTAAAATGGGGTGAAGGAGCAACTGTAACAGCAATACAACTGGTGGCTTCTGCATGTGGTTGCCTACCAACTGGTATCGATAATTATAAGGGAACGCACAAAGACGGCCCAGCTAAACTAGTGTCCTTGGTGCACGTGATCCTTGAAGGCAGGGAACGCGAACGGGCAAACCGAAATGCCAAGTTACAAGATACTAAGGAATATGCCACAACGCTTATCATAACTGGCGAGGACTTGCCAGAAGAAGCTTCAACCATTGCCAGGATTATTCCCATAGAATGGTCTACCACGCCAAATCTGGATAATCTAACTAAATTGCAGGAAATAAATAAACACCTACCGGCAGTTGGGCGGATCTGGTGTAATTACATATCAAAAGTTGATATAAATATAGACCAGTGGATCGATGATCGATCTGTATTTGTGTCTTTGGCTACAGAATCTGGGTGCGTCAATCCTGGTCGGGTAGGTACGACGATATCTATTCTAAAGAATGTCTGGCAGATGTTGCTGCAATCTCCGCTAAATGGTGTTATCAAGAAATACAACGCAGATTTTGAAAACGGTCTACGTCATATGCTCTCAGAAACATCAGCCGCTACTGATAATGCAACCGAAGCCGTTCAGTTCGTCGAGACGCTGCGAGAGCTGATATCTTCCGGCAAGTGCGTTATTTTAGATCGTCCTGTCCAGAATGAATCCGGCCTTGACATCATAGGATGGAGACTTGGAGACAATGACTCAGATGTAGGAAAGGTAGCTATTTTACCAATCCTAGCCAGGGATGCAGTCAGACGGGTCTTAGGTCCGCAGGCACAGACAATCTCTGCCTCGTCGTTATATAGACAGCTCCATGAGGGCGGATACATTACTCCCGGCAATGATGGCAAACGGGTAAAAATGAAGCGTCGCGGAAATAAGACCCTCCGAGTCCTCGTGTTTAATGAGGGAGTATTGCTGGATGATACTGTTTATGGCATGATTGACCTGAACAAGCCAACCCCCGAGAACACTGCAAGTGCACTTGAGAAAAAGATATATCAGGCAACCAAGGTGTCTTAGGCAGGCACCTCTTTTTTCCTTCTATTTTTACACCTTCGCCTGCATCCGATTACATTTTCGTTATCATTGGCCTCTCTCAGAGCCTCTTACTATTTTTATCAAAATCAAATGATGAGTAACAGTGAAACAAAGGTGCAACAAAGAAATCGATAGATAGAGAGTACTGTTTCACCTGTTACACGTGTTTCACTTACATATACATATATATATATGTGTGTAACACAGTAGACACACTATACTTCCTATCTCTCTCAAAGATAGACCAAAAATAAAGTCAGGTGTATAATACTGATTATATACTATTCAATAATCTATCATGTTTCTACACGAAATTGTGTGTATTGTCTTTCTGTGTATTGTTGAGTGAAACAGGGAAACATGTGAAACATGTCTCCACAGACATTGAAAACGTGTTACATATATGTTTCACGAAATGCCACTTTTCGGGCACGTTTCCCCAAACCACCCAAAAAAATCTATCATGGTTCATCACATTTTTCAACCTCATGATTGCAGATTTTGTCAATTTCGTGCAACCAAGTATCACAAAAATACACCCAAATGCTAAGCAAAATCCTTAAATACTTTTCAACTCCGTAGAAGCGCGGAGTCCCCATCGTTCACGGTGGGGAGGAGCGCGTACAAACATCTTCACCGACGATAACCTTATATAGCAGTGGGTGAATATACTTAATCATGCAGCTCACAAAGACCATTATCCTGAAATTGGATACACCGGATAATGACCTAGCAGAGCTGCTGAAAGCATTTTCCCAAGGCATGAATTATGCCTCGCAAATCGTGTTTGACATCGGCAAGCCGATTGGAAGCGGACAGATCCAAAAAGCCACATACAAGCATCTACGGAACAGTCTTAACCTGAAATCTCAGATGGCTTGTAATGTAGCTCGCCGGGTTTCTGGAGTTTACAAAACACTTCAGAGTCAGATTGACAAGAAAGAATCGGAATGGCAACTCCTTGATTTCGATCCAACCTCCGCTACATTTTCGTTTGGACGCGATTTTGGTATATCTGGAGACACCTTGAGCATAACTACATTGGCGGGGCGCAAGAGATACAAATTCTTGAATTACCAATATGCTCAGAGATACTTAGACGGGTCTTGGAAATATCTGGCATCCAATCTCTGTTTACACAAAGACGGAGCTTATTATTTCCATTTGGCCTGCGAGAAGGATATTCCAGACAAGGATATGGTTGATGCATCCAATTTCATGGGTGTTGATGTCGGTATTAATTGTCTAGCCGTTGCATCCACCACAGACAAGCAATGCAAATTCTTTGCAGGCGGTGAAATCAAGAATTACCGAAACATTCGATCTAAAGAACGCCAGAGATTACAGAAGGCAGGCGGTCGATATTTGGGCACTCAATCCAGTATGAGACTTCTTAGGAATCTCGCGGGTCGAGAGACACGGTTCATGACCGCCATCAACCATAAGGTATCCAAGGATCTCATAGAATTTGCTATAGATAACGGCGTTTCGGTAATCGGCATGGAAGATTTGACGGGCATCAGGAAGAGAACGGAAAACAAAATCTCCAAAGAGTTCAGGTATGAGCATAGTAGTTGGGCATTCAGGCAACTACAAGGTTTTGTGGAATACAAAGCCAAAGAAGCCGGGATAACCGTAGTCTACGTGAATCCTGAATTTACTTCCCAAACCTGCCCAAGATGTAACCACATCAGCCGAAATAACCGAAATGGCATAGCATTTCGATGCGAAAAATGCAGTTATGAGACCCATGCTGATAGAGTTGGTGCAATGAATATCGAGCACCGAACACGAGACTTAAGGTATATCCTTGAGTCTCAGGGTGGTAATGTCAGCCCGCCAGACGCGACACGACTTTTTACGTAGTCGCAAGCCACGTCCTTCAGGGCGTGGTAGTTGACCCCACCTATCCTTGGCTGTTTTGGCAGATAGCCGGGTCTGGTCTATCGTTCTTCCAGGCCCCTCTCTCACCTCAAAACTTAAATAGGTTAAATCTCTTCTTATGATACCATGAAAGCCACCATCATATCTAATATTGACGAGATTGCCGGTATCAAAACCAAGGCCGTCGTAATCTCATTTCGTCCTAGTTTCGATGATATCCTCAAGCTCGTTGCTAGTGGTATTAAAGTCATCCAGATCAACCACGCTGCCAATAACAGCCTAAGCAACAATTCCCGTAACCTACTATCCCACCACGGGATCGAATTGCGGGTAGGCAACATCCAGGGTCTTAAAAAGGATTTCGTTGAAATATGAAAACCTTTATTAACAGCCAGGTACAAGTTGCTCATCATGGTAGACATAGTTAAAGATAACACAGATGTCAACAAGGTCCGTCGCCGGCTAGTTGACATCAAGCTCGCCTTCAAGGAGAGCATGGATCGTGAAGTATCAAGATTTTTCGAAGAGGTTGAAGATCTTGACGTCGAAATCAAGGAAGGCATGTCCAACCGTGTCGGTTCCGGGTTCCAGGCCAACGAAGCCAAGAAATATGCCTATCGCCTCACGAAACCAATCCTACGAGACACTCTCCAGGACCTCGATGGCATAAAGCAGGATCTGGTTGCCGATATAGCCACTCTTGTCGGTGAGGACTTCGTAATGAACCAGGACGCTGAGATGTCCGGTATCATAGGCAAGGCCAGCATCAAGAACTTTGAGCAGAGCGAACTCGATGTCAAGGTTCTCACACCACCGGAGTGAGCCACATGGCCCGGCACACTCCTTTTTACAGCTTCCTATCCAAAATAGCATCCGAAGGCCTATCATGCCCCCCCGGATCAACCCCGGTTGCCGGTAAATGTGTTTCCCAATCTAAACCTTCAGCCAAAATAGAAACTGCAACCAATCTTCAAATACGTCCCACTGCAACAACCGTGCCATCGTTTTCATCACCCACCGTGGTTGTTGGTACCAAAAAACCATCATCTGCCGCCGTCAAGCAATCCACTCCAACCACGGTGACCATCGGAGCTACAAAAACAGTGACACTGGGATCTTCCAAAATTGAAGAAAGCAGCACTCCAAATACCGCCAATCCTAACAAAACCATGTCCGAGGACACCATAAAAGCAATCAGAGAAAAGATAACCCTTGGAGGTATTTCTGTGAACAGCCAAAACAAACCCCGCACAGCCATATATGACAACATCGACAGCAAGAAAACACTGGGCAGCTCATCCGGCGTTTCAATCACTCCCGGCAAAGCCATAACTAAAACAGTAAAAAAGTATTAGATCCTAAATATCTCATCATCATCTATTTTTTTCCTGTTCTTATACCTCGTATCCGCATCACAAATCCTTAGATACAGCTGCTCCGTGGCCAATACATCCCCTATATTATGTCTCCTGATATCATCCAACTTTCCTTCCGCGAACCACCCAGGAACATCCCGACCACTTCCATACATCAAATCCTTGAACCCGAGCATTGCCGCAAACATCTCCAGAGTAGCAGATTGCTGCTTATTCCACTTTCCTTCCACCAGAATATCATAAACATCGATCAATCTCTTATCATATTTTCCAACCGGCAATATATTAATAAACGGTATATCATTAACGATTCCTCTCATCCTCAAATGAATCAAATCGAAGTCCTTGATATTGAAGCCAATCCATTTTGATGGTCTAATCTCATTCAGGTACTCATATGCTTCTTCCAACACCTTGGCCTCGCTCGTATCGCAAAAGCACCTTGCTTCCATATCAACCGGCTTAACCGTGATACAAATAGTCTGTGAAGTATGCCACCTCAGCGCGGCCTGCTCATCACACTCCGCGCAATATTCCTTCTTCTGTTTTGGATGATCTCTCGGATTATGATCGCATCTCTTGCATTTGATCTCCTTATACGTCTTAATCTGTTCCAAAGTTCCGGGCACCGTCTCAATATCGATTACTATTGGATCTTGCATAAACCTTGGTACATGTTCCAAGTACATAACATTTCTGTATCCTATCAAAAACCTTAAATAAGATGCATATCAACATCCTGGTATGCCACTATGCGCAAAAGTCACTAAGAGGATTGAAGTGCCGTTTGTTGAAGGAGAGATCATACCGCCAGTCGTTTTATCGTACCTGCTCTCTTGCGGCAAAGTCTCTCCGAATAACATCCAACTAGGTGAGGAGGAATAAATGTCTCTAATCGGAGCTGTAAACCCTGTTAAGCTATATCTGGTTAGAATCAGAGGCGGCTACAGTTCAGTATCTACCAACTACAATGAAATCTACGTAATTGCCGATAATCCAACTGCTGCATACGACATGGTATTTGACTATCTCGATAAAAACGATCTATGCTTTACCGACGACCGAGAGCTCAAGAACATTACCCTGATTGCCGAGGCCTCGCCCTATCCAAAATGCAAAACCATGATATTCATCCCAGGGATATTCCCATGAAAATAAACTATGCGGGCCGTCACGAGTTATCAACCGTGGATTGGCCTGGTCACGCAGCCTACGTAGTGTTTCTCAGAGGCTGCCCCATGCGTTGCCCGCACTGCCATAACCATAAAATTCGCACAGGAGACCGTTTCGTAACCCTTGACGTCATAGCCCAGGAAATCCTAGCCTGCCGTCGTTATATCTCGGCCCTGGTCATCTCTGGCGGCGAGCCCGTCATGCAACCAGAAGCATGCCGTGAATTGCTGATCTGGGGCCATGCCCTTGGCCTGAAAGTAGCCATCGAGACCTCAGGTTGCCGGCCCATCCCCGAGGGCTTTGACAGGATCTTTCTTGACCTCAAAACATCGCTGGAACCCTGGATATATAACTCATACACCCAAGATAACAAGTCATATGATAATGTAATCCAGAACCTTGATCGCCTCGATCCAAGAGTTACTGAGATCCGTTATGTAATCCACGAGGGCGACATGATTTCCTCCAGTCCTTTTGATTATGTCTCTGAACTCGGATTTTCCATCCGATTGCTGAAAGGCGACCATACCAGTCAAGAATATTTCGATAAGTGCAAGAGCTCAATCATATCAGAACTAAATCTTATTGTCAAAGGTGATATACTGTGCAACAAATAGATCTTATACGGGATTGCTGCAACAAGCACTCCATATCTGACATTGTGAACCAGAAAGTTGACGTCAGAACCATCACATGGCTTGCCAGCCAGGTCCCAAATATGCTTGAGTACATCGATTATCAGGCAAAACGCCTTGCCAAGTTTGAAGCTAACTATTCTCCACTCATGGTTGACCAACCAGATGAAGATTCCGTTCCAGATAAATGCAGTGATTGCAGATGTACTTCATCTGATGTGGACCTTTGCGAAGATGTGCGGCATGCCAGACGGTGGTTGATTGATAGTGACGAACTTGAAGATGCGGTATTCGAAGATGCCGTTGTCAAGTACACATCTTTACATCCCGGCAAGTTCAGACCCTTTATGATGGCCTGGTGCGACTTGTTTGGTGGTATTTGATGACGATAAAATATTTCGCCTGGGTTGGTGCAAGACAAATACGCACCGTGCAGACCGTATCAGAGACAGAGCACTACGTTATCAGACCAGGCGGCCAGCGAGTGAAAAAGGTAACCGATTCTGGTTCAATATTTGACACATTTGAGGAAGCCAAGCGATGGCTCCTAGACATGTTTGAAGAGGAATTGCTGAAAGAGAATCTTCGAACTCAGGCAATAACCAATGATATTCGCGTTGCAGAGCAGATAAAATCAGCGTCTGGAGAATGGTGACCAAAATGGAAAAGATATTCTTGCGATATGATCAGGTTGGGTTCAACTCATTCCAATACACCGTTGTAAAAATCGAAGGATTTCCAACCAAGGAAGAAATCGAACCATTCCGACTCGACAGCTACGTATATATGATTACTAAGGATTGCCACAATGTCCTAGTTATCGTAGACAAAGAATACAAAACATCCATTGAAGAAGGCAATGCACTTGGCGACAATCCGGCCCACTTTCGAAAGACGGTGATGTCTATACTAAATAACTACAAAACTACCATGCAACGTCGTACTGAAAATTTAAATGCCGTTGGCATCGTCACGGAGGTAACCTTTGACAATTTCGGTGGAGATGGTATAAAGCCATGCCCAACGTATGTGCCAGATAAAACGGGAGAACTACTGACGATAGACAACGACAAGCTGCTCCGGGATCTCGTAGAGAAGACGACCGAGAATGACGACCTCAAGGCCACGATAAAAGAGTTAGAGATAAGAATAAACCACTTGAAATCGATAGATGCAATTAACCAGGTTCTGTTAGCTGAATCAGCAGCACGCGAAGCAGAACAGATCACAGAAATTGGCAACCTGGAAGAAGAGATAATCAGTCTTGAAAATAGGATTGCAGAACTTGAGGATGAGTCGCATGCAAAATAAATACGTAGCGCGTTTCATGGTAACCTCACCAAGCAGCATCGAGGTAATTGCCGACAATGCTGCACAGGCCAGGGAGATTGCAATCGAGAAAATGAGCAATCTAACGAACAACGAATTCGAGTATTGCAGCGTTGATTTGCTTGGTAAATATGGTGAGTTCATACCGCCCTGCCATCGTGAATCCAGAGAAATAGACCGCTTGAAATCACGGATTAAAGATCTTGAACTCGAAATTGAGGCTCTGAAGGATGCACTATCCAAAGCAAGGCCACGAACAAGATGTGGAAATGATATGCCTATTTATCGATTATCATATAACGTTACAATTGAGATGGATGTTTTTGCCAACACTTGGGAGGATGCGATAAAAAAGTCTGAGGATGCCTTAAATAGCGATTACCAGGTCAAGGAATACAACATGCTTGAATTTAAGGCTCTTGGAAAGGAAGATATTGAGAGAAAAATGGCAGACAGTCATTCATATTGCTGTCATTTTTGGGGATGATAAAATGAAACAAATTCTGTACAAGGGTAGCCAATATATTATGGGGGGCACTGCGTTGGAGCTAGTGGATGAGATAAAAGAAATTAACGCCAGGCTAGATAAAATGGACAAGATTGTTGCGGATGACCCCAACCATGGACATCATTTATTTTACATACGCAGGATAGATTGTGTTCGTGATAAGGTACGACAACTGAAAAAGCTATTTGAGGAAGACGGTGATATAATTGAGTCTGACCGGTAGCGAATTAGCTGTTCTACAAGACGTTGTTTTGCAGATCAATCAGTCAGCGGGATATTCCTATGAAGTCCTGGTGCAGGGCACGGTTATGTCTGGAATCCTCCACTTAATTGCAGCAATGGTATGGATTTTACTGGTGACCCTGGTTGCGTTCTACACCGTGGGCTGTGTGCATGATAAATACCATAGGCTTACATTTGAGGGTGCATTCATAGTCACGCTTATCGTGGCGGCTATCTTGATTGTGCTTTTGTTAAAAATGGTAGACGTGGCAATGTTGATCATATCGCCCGATTATGTGGTGATCAATAACATAGTTCAGGGAATTGTCTGAGGTGGGACGAGAAATGATGTTGAAGATGAGCATGGTAAACTTGCAGAGCAGTACTCCGGCCAAGACGGGGGATGGAGGGCAGATTGTCGGCAACTCCATCCTTGCCAGGGACTACAATGAGAACACGATATTACCTGATTATATGGAGCACCTTGTGGGTAAGGTAGCTGTTTCTCAGGGTCTAAAAACTCATGTGGTTGCTGGACAGGAACGCCGGGTTCGAGGGAGCGGTATATGGGTTATTAATATGACTATCTGCGATAGGGAGAAGGCCAGAAAAGGATATACAGAGCCGATGGTTAGTTCATTTATGTCTGAGTATTTTGCAATCAAGGAACCGAAGTACGATGACGAGGATATGTTTTTTAAGCTATGACCACATTGCCGCGAGTCATGTGCATTTGCTGTGATACTATGAGGTCGTCTATTCATGCCATGGTGATACGGAGCAGGAACGGGGTTCTGTTTATAGGGCATGATATGACTTATTATCAGTTGGTTTATTGTCCTTTTTGTGGCAAGGAGATTGGTAAATGAAGTGGAAAGAGCGTGCTATCAGACAGATAATGAGCAATTGCAGGAAATGTGGTGATTGTTGTACTAAATCGACAACAATTGACATTTATCCCAGGGATGCTATGCGGATTGCGAAGAGGTTTAGGATTCCGTTAGAACTGGCTGCGAAACGCTATTTTTCGGTTCACAATAGTGGAGACGATAGGTGGATGTTGAAGAATGTCGCCCCATGTGAGTTTTATAAGGATGGATGTCGGATATATCAGAGCAGACCTATGATTTGTCGGATGTATCCTTATTTAGCCGGGCCGACGATTTACTGTGATACATCAACGGGCGAATTGCCGGAGATGGATGACCAGGACGTAGTTATTAAATTGGCTAAGGTTCTGAACTTGAGAATATGCGAGGTTGAGGATTATTTGAGGTATATCGGGGCATGGAGGGATGGACAATTTCTAAAGTGACTTCCGAGGTAATTAATGGGGTCCTTGTGTTCAGACCGGATGACCTCACCCCGGAAGAGTATGCGGAATGGAGGATTAAAGCAGTTGCTGAGACAAACCTTTTTTGGGAAAGCCTCGCTGTCAAGCACGAAAATGGGTCCACCGGTTGTTGGTTATTGAGAAAACTACGCTACGGATGGCGATCTATGAGAAATCGATTACTGTAGACATTACGTCAACGGATATTTATTTTTTGAAATCGACAACTGCGAAAATTTTTGAAATTTTTCGAAAATAATCCAATTTTTTATTATAGGGTTGAGGCTGTAAGTATATTATTTGTAGTGGTGTTGCTGGGGTTAGATTGTTTTATGTGGGTTGTGGGTCCTGGTTGTTGGTGTATATGCCGCGATGCTATTTGGTTAGTGGTTGGGTTGTGGTTAGGTTATGCTGTAGTCCGTGAGTTGGTGACAATGGTTTGTCCCAACCCGAAAGTTTCGTAGGAACTTTCTGGTCCCTCCCCTCAATCCCCTCCGCCGGAGGGGAATGGTCAGCTAACGCTGACCTATTCGGTCCTCTCTCTCTTATATTGTATAGATGTGAACATCCATGTATCTGAAAGAACACTCCATAAAACAGGCGGGCATCAATGCCCAAAAATGTCCATCCTTGCCGGCTCGTGCTCATCGATGCACAGATTCGGTCACTAGTGATGATATGAGTCTCATATGAACTCGATATACGCCGATTGCTCGATATTGGGCTAGACCGGATCATGCCGAGACGTGGACCTTCAACCATCCTCAGATCTGGGCCGGGCAGCCCGCATATAACCCTATATGGACTAATCTGGGTATTGGCGCATTAATAGTGGCATGGACCTGTTGGGACGGTTCTAGGGCTATGTTCCTGGCCTTGAACCAATGTACGCATTTGTACATCAATGCACCTGCCAACCCCCCAATGCTTATCTTCAAGCACCGTTGCCGGGCTCAATGCGCCAATGGCTGCTTGTGGGCATTGGGAAAGGGCAGCCCACTATATTGTTTTATATCCGAATATGGCCTATAATAGTAAACATAATTAATTTCATTTTTAAAATTTTCGTTCAATTTCATTCATTTTTATTTAATTTCGTTCATCCCTCATCTATCCCATATATATCCCATATCCATCTCAAAACAGCTATCCGTCGCCCACATTGACCCCATATATCCCACAAAATCACCATCCATCACACTATATATAGATATACGCGCGCGTACGTATATTCCATCGCCGCCTGCCATCGAATTCGCCCACATATCGCCACGTAAAACCCATATCAGCCGCCATAAAGGCATCCCTCGCCCAACCTCCCAATGTACACATATGTACATCATCCCTCAAAACATCGCATTATCGATCACCGTTGAGCATAGTTGTTCAGTTAACTTTATATCCTCAAGGCCTAAGAGAGGTATTGTGCGAAGGTGAAAATCCAACCACCGGAGCACAAAACACCAACTTCCAAATAGAGCAGGCAGGCCAAAACCGGCGATCTCTAGGAACTCCCTGGAAATGAGATCCCTGTTGCCGGGCGGTTTGGAATTCAGAATCACAATGTATCGCCAGCGTGACCACAAAACCCCAAAGAGGTGATTGAGAGCAACTTCGGAGCAGGGAATACGGAAAAGGCATCAGATGGCAAACCTTTTCCCGATTTTCCCATAAGCCCCCAAGAGCCAAAAGCAGCCAATACCACAATCCAATGGTTCGCCGTCCTAATCGCCAATCGGTATTCATTCCGTAGATTAGGCTCAACGTCGGAGCGGAACTCCGAAAAACGGCAATGGCTCCACCCAAAAGCCCAAAGCACAAAGATCAGCTCAACTCTTCAGAGTCAATCAGGGAAATGGACCAGTCCAGAGTGACGAGCCGAGGGAGAGAAAAATGATCACGACCATCTCCCCTAGATGGTGCCGACGAAAAAGATATTCTCCCGCCAAACTGATTGATCAAACTCTGATCCGGCCAGGCTGATCGATTCAGGGATTTGACTGGCCCTGATGCGGCGATTAGTGTAAACCAGATCAAGAGACGCCATCTCACCAAAAATCTGGCCGAACCATAGGGTAATCGCCAAAGACCCCAAATGCCCTTACTACCGATCTAGCCCGTATGCCCAAGTAGCCGACAGCGAAAGGGCCTGATACGGGCGCCGGAACGATGTTGACGAAGAGCTCTTGCCTAGGGGAGGCCAGGGCTCCGGTTGAAATTATATTTTTCCAATAATAGTTTCCTCCCAAGAGGAAACCTGGCAAGACATACTCCCCTTGCCAGACCCCCTAATTACTCAGATGGGCCACCGCCATAGATGACCCACTGAAAAGTAACAAAGGAGTGGACTTCAATGACCAAAATAGAGATCCTTAGGAAAAAACTTGTAGAGATGATTGAACAGATCAATGATGAGGCAGTCCTTAGCTCCATGCTAGTTTTTGCCAGCACCGCTAATCGCCAGCCAATAATCAAGGAACGCAAAAAGGTCAAAACACCAACCGATAAGGTCTCCGATAAGCTCCTCATCGTTCGCTACGAGCACAAAGGCAAACCCATGATTGCCGTCCAGGTCGTCGGCGGCAAACCTGATGAGGCCATTCTCGCCAAACTCAGGGCCCTGAAAGAGGAGCGCAAACTCCGCTTCTACGTCAACGCTCCCATAAACCCCCTTCCCGGCAATCAGCCTTTCTGGGCCGGCGAATATGATGAGGCCATAGTTGCCGCCTTCCCGAGCGCAAAGGTGGTGGCCTAGAAATGAAATTTATCGTGAGCAGGCAGCACTATTTCTACTCCGGAGAGTACATAGTAGAAATAGCATATCCAAGTATCGACTATTCAGGATCAGATATGTTGATGTCCAAGTATCCAGAGGAGGGGGAATACGACGATCCAAGGGAAGCCTTGGACGCGGCAATTGCTGTTCAAAACGCCTGGAAAACAGATTGCCCTGACAAATCGATTGGGATATCCTTCGGCCACTTTGACATGATCGAAGGTGAACCAGAAGAAATTGAAAATCTCAGGACCGAGGTTGAAAAGTTCTACAACGGATTGCCAAAATGCGATATGTGTGGAGATTTATTAGACGAAAATGACACATACACTATCGCGAATGATCCAGATGCGGGCAACTTTTGCTCGCTTCGTTGTGTTGAAAAAGCAATAGATGCGGAGGAGGAAAATTAATGTCGATAGGCAATCGCATGTTAAAAATATTGACGATATTGCTGATAGTTTTGATTCCAGCAAGTGGGGATCTGGCAGAAGTTGAAGATCTGGTCAATTCCCATCATTTCAATTGGGCTTGGGAGGAGGACGTCTTTGATTGTGCGGACATGGCAAGTGCCAACTGGCAATTCTTCGAAGATCGCGGATATAACCCCAAGATCGTAGTCCGCACGACCCCTGACCCTGGTGACCATTGCTACATAATCATTCCAGTTGGAGATGGCCGGGTCGTTGGCCTGGATACCTCGATAAGAATGGGGGCAAACCTCACCAAAAATATCGGAGCTATCTTAACAACTTTCACATATTATCGAGTTTTTGACGACCCGGACGAATTGGCAAACTATGATAAAAGCATTTCCGAAGGCCGTCGAGGACCATACAACTATCGAGGGGTAATTGATGAAAATAAAAAAATTACCGGGGCGTGTTAACTGGTATCATGGAAATGGAAACGATATCGCCATTATTGGCTGCTGGAAAAGCATGAGAACGAATACCGGAACAACTTGGCGAGAATATTGGAACAGCAAATCAAGGATCTGTTGTAGATAAGACGAGGTGAATAAAAATGGAAATAAAGATGGTGAGAGGAGTAAAAGACGGGCATGCATACGAAAAAATCTATCTTAACGGGATAGAATATCCGTATCATATGGCATCGAGACTCTTGACGAACACAACTAGCGAAGCTGGGCTAGGGATATTCCAGCAACACGCTAAATTTTGGAAAGGAGACATACATCAAGAGTTTACATTTGAACCACTTGGCGAGTTTGGAAGCGATGAGTTCATAAAAAGATTGCAGGATAGGATCAAAACTGTAAGGGAGTGGGTAAAATCGATTGACTACGAAAAGCAAATGGTGTTTCAAGTACCCGATGAACAGTAAGCTACCCCTCCCAAAAGGATAGGCTGAAAGGGAACCACAATCCTGGAGCGGCCATGAGGTAATTTTATGGACAAGAAAGAATTTAGTGACAAGTACATAATAGACGAGTGTTATTGTAGCGAACCTTGCGGCAATTGGTGCCCATTTTTTTGTGGCCCGTTTGAAGAATGTGATCACGAGAAAGTGTATCTTGTCGGAGAGCCATATAACGGAGGAAAAATAGTGTCCTCAGACAAGACGGGAGTCGCCGTGAAGCATAGCGATGGAACCACTGCAAAATATGCAAGAGTGTGCTTCAGATAAAGATGTAAAATCGCTGGACTAATAGAACCATGAGATGCACAAGATTCACTATTTCTTTTGACCTGGATTATGTCGATGAGCGAACCGGGCAGAAAATGGCCCAGTCACTCAACGCCGGCAATCGAGACTTTATTTTGAAATTCTTACAGCACACTTCTGCAAGAATAAGTATTGCCGAATGGTCAAAAGATCTTGAGGAGGTAACGCAATGACAGAAACTGGAATGGACAATTACGGGAGAGCCCAATTCCTCCCAGGGATAAATCCCTACGGTCGTGAACACTTAAAACCAGATCGATTTCCAATATCAACACAATTTGCAGAGAGATTGCAGGCAATGTCTGTAGAAAATGCCTGGAAAGAGATGGAAAACTATCTTATGAACTGGAAGGTGAGGTAAATGTTATCAAATGAGGACGCAGTAAGAGCATTCAGGAATGGAATGAATGGCAGCAGCAGGCACATATTCCATGATGATTACAACAGGTTATACAGCTATGGCCACCATTTTATTTTAGCGGTGAGGCTAGCAAGTGGTACGTATCTAATAAATGGGGACACCTATAGCTCATCAACATCAACACATACTTCAATCTGTATACGGACATTAAAACCGAATGTGATAATCCCATTCTCAGCTCTAAGACAAGTAGCAGAGGATGTCAGACAAATCAATGTAATTGATCGCAATGATGATCAATACATCGACAGAATGCGAAAAGATCCAACAACCGGTGAAATGGTGAAATATACAGAACATCGACTTGGGTCAGCTGTATTTGAGCACGACGGCAAACATTATCTCAGCTCCATCGACACCGGAGCAAAAGGATACAGAGGATATTTCCTGGTGGAGCTTCCCGAGCCGGCATCCACGGTTGACGAAGCGTTTGATTTGTTGTTTCCGGTTGGGCTGGATAAGAGTCTCCCATATATCCGGCAGGGGGAGTTTTTCTTTGTTCCCACGGACATGGCGACCAAAAACCTAACACCAGTTCCAAAGGATCAAAATGACCTGACAAAACATTTCCCAGGAGCTGGAACCGGGCATGCGCATACCGCCACAGAACTACGGCAAATCGATGGCAAATATTATGCCAGAGGAACCGTACGCCACCCCGAGCACAAAACAATACGGCTGGGCAAGATATGGCATGAGGTCTATTGCAATCGAGCAGTAAAATCTTTCAACGCCGTGGGGAATGTAGATTGACGAAAAACGAAGAATTATATGCAATGAGTCAAGCATTGAAAGGGATGGTATGCTTATTATCCGTCCCAGGGATCGAATCAGAGGAACCAATTGTCAGACGAGAACTTGCATACATATTGAGGTTGGCGGCAACAATGCTGGAAACACAGCAATTCGACGATGAAATAGCAGTACGCGGAAAAGCATTCGCGGAAACCCTGAGGGAGATGTACAGCGTGAGAGAGAGAGGGGTTGCCGATAAGGTAAAGGTGAAGCAATGAGACTTGCTAAATATTGCTGCTGCCGGAGGCCACGGTCAGAGGCCACCGACCTCTTTGATTCTGTATTGGAGAATTGCAACAATCTTCGGCGCAGGGCGCAAAAGGCAGAACGAGAGAACACTCTCCTGAAGGAGAAGCTGATCACCGAGCGGTATTGGCGGCTGTTCAGTCATCTGAAAGATGGTATGGAACAAGCCCGCGAACAGCTTCGGGGCGAATTGCCAGAGGTATTCGAATGATCATCTATTCTGAAAAAGAACTCGTGGACTTGTCCGTCGCCATTCACAAGATTGATCCATTCGACAATGGACGAGCTGAATGCATTAAAATGGTGATATGTTATTCTAAAATGTTGGAGGATTAAGAAAATGACAGAACTTGTTAGAAACGCATGGGGACCATTTCTAACTTTAAGAAATGGAGATGGGATTCAAATTAAGCCTTATGAATCCTGGCCAAACGACATGGATATGATAAAATTGTATCCACAGGGCGGTAACGTGTTTGCGTTACGAGCACCCAACGGAAAATTTATGAGTGCTACTAACGGTGGTGGCTCCACGATATTATTTAATTCGCTCACCGTAGGCCCGAATGAAAAATTTGCTTTCCAGTGGATACCAGGAAATAATTCATATCTGATATGGTGTCCGGATGGAGTGCATGGGTTAGATGCTCCCAACCTGGTCGGCCAGTACATAACGGCATATTACCCTCCGGGCGGATGGGGAGGGCAATTTTGTTTTCATCATCACTCAGATAATAAATATTATGTATGGGCATACTGTAACGATGGCATTGGTCCCGGAGTATTTTGGCCTGAACTTAGTCGGCCAGATGGACTTCCAGAGTATCAACAAGCAATCGTTACAATGCCAGAAACCGTTGATATATTGGAATACATACTTTGTGATGATACTGTTGAAAAATGTGTGTCACAAAATCAGACCAATGGTGAACATTGCTATTGGTTTTACCATCACGCCAATGGTGACATTGATTGTTTCGTGGTTAAATGGGGATTATCATGGAATTTCGAATTTTCGAAATATGTTGCATCCGAGCAATTGGTACGACATGTTTACGATTGTGAGGATTCACAACCAAACGTAGATTGCGGTGAAGCATGCCGATTTTCAATGCGGGAATCTGATACACATAAACCGGCCAAATGGATGAAACGGTTCTGGACCGTTGGTGAAATACTGGATTGTTCCAATTCAGAGGGTACATCATGGCACAACAATAAAACTCCATGTTATCCTTGGTGTGGTCCCGGATTCACGCGCGAACTTCTTAAAAAATTTACTTGTGACTGGGGTGGATCGGTCGGAATTCGAGATTCAATACAATTAACATTCGATCATCTGGATACAAATGGTAATATCGTGCTCAGCGAAATTACTACATATGCGAAAGGATGGGGACTGATTAACTGGAATGTTTCAATTGGTGGCGTTCTTCAATATCCAGAACATAATTTCATTTGGATTGTTGATGTGCCGAAGGTTATGCCAGATTTTGCGAGCGTATGCCCGGAAGCTTATCAGCCCCCAACGACGAACAATCAATATCGATGCAGTGCTTGGGATATGGTTAAGACGATATGGAATGCTTGTGGTTGTCCACATGAACAACTCGCGGATGACATTGGGATTTGTTCTCATGATACCGAATGTATATTTAAAAAATTGGTATAAACAATGCGCGCCCAGGGATTTATCCCTGGGCTTCCTTGGGCGGACGGTCGTGAGCACCGGGATTTGTGCGAACTGGAAGCGGGGTGCGACGATTTTGTGGAGGTTCGGTATGATTGATCAAAGAATTATCCTCACCGGTGAGGGCATGGCACATCTTTTGCAATCACCGGGAATAGTAGATGAAAGTCCGGTGATTCGACAAGAGTTGGCGGGTCTGCTAAGGCAAACGGCAGACATGATAGAGACACAAGAGTTCAATCTGGAAAGCGTTCGCACAAACGATGATGGAAATGGAGGAGGAAGCGAGATGACCTTCGACCCCGCCAATCTGAAACCTGAGCGCCAGCTGCCGTGGCTGTGCAAGGAAGCGGAAGAGGGGGGCGCGCATGGCGGACTCCAATTGTATATGTGCTATTGGCACGGAATTTTCGTGGAAATCAACACGCCTTGTCACCACTGCGAACATTTCCGGCCAAAGGAGGAAACGAGATGACATTAATCGAGGACGTGGCTCAGCTCAAGGAGCTGGAGGAGGCAGCAGAGCCCGAATGGTCCAAAGGTGACTGTGGAAGTATCTATTGTGTGAAATCCCCTAATAGGTACCCGCTCATGACGCCTTATGGCATCAACGCCAACGCACCGGAGATAGATCTGGTTGTCGCACTCCGCAATGCCGCTCCGGTTCTCCTGGATGTCCTGGGGGCTTTTCAGGAAGGGGATGCGGAGGTCCTGATTTTTCTGGCCCGAATACACGAAGGCGAGCATTCCCGGATATCGACCGAATGTGGCACAGTATTGCGCCGCCTGGCCGAAGCTGCCCGCAAGATGGAGGCGAAGCGGGAATGAGACAAAAAAACAACGTCCTCCGAGTCTATTTCGTGGGGGATGAAGAAGGCGGCGAGGCTTTCCTGGCATACACCGCCAAAGACGCGAAACGTTTCGCCTGGAATTGCACCTTCACCGACTTCTCGGGGGAATGGACCGATATCTCGGCCCGGTGGATCAAGGATGCTCGGATGGTGCATGTAACCGGGAAACCAGAGGGACACAGGCTCACCGTCCAGGAGGGGCTTAAGACAGGCGCGTTCGGCCCAAGTCCAGACGATGAGGGGCCCGAATGCATCCGGTGCGGCGCGATTGATTGCGCTAATTGTGCATATAAAGATCATTACTTGGAGGAGCCCCATCCATGAGAGACCCGATCACCGATTTTGTTGAACAATCACACGAAGAGCCGGAGTCACGCGCCGAACTGAAGATGCGAAAGGATCTTGGCGGGGCGGACTTCTGCATCCGGGCCCGTGGTGGAAAGGACGCAATCAAGAAGCTGGCAGATACGTTGAATGCTATCGATCTTGAGGAGGCCCAGCGATGACTTCGTCCTATGGATATCCAACAGTACCAATTGTGGAGGCATCGAAAATGACCCTAGTAGAGCTTGATTTCAGAGATTCAAATCTGGTTGATGACCTCCTGGCAAACTGTAACGCCCTCCGGACCAGAGCGCAGAAGGCCGAGGATCAAAACAAGATCCTGAAGGAAAAGCTGGTGGGGGAAGTCGCGGCCAGATTTGCATACGAAAGCAACATGCAACTCTGCGAATGTCGCGAATCGGCTGTGCGCCGGGCCAGGCGCCAGCTCCGGATCGAAATGCCGGAGGTGGAATGGTGAAGAACATACTTGGGATTCGCAGAATGTTGGCCGATATACATTATATCCGCGTCATGGCAATAACCGCAGTAGATGAAAGGGACAAAATCACATTGTTGAATAAATTAAAAGAAATGAGACGGAAAATAGCGGCGTTGGAATCTATGCTGGAGACCGATGTATGACCGTTGATCTGGAAAAGGTACTAGAGGCAGCCAATTCATATGCATCCAAGGACCCAAGTATTGATCACGATTACTGGGCATGTGTATGTGCCGAACAAATGCCAGATCTCATAGACGAAATCGGGATGCTGTGGTCCGAGAATAGAGAAAAGGATGCCGAAATCAAATGGCTCGAAGAAGAAACAGAAAGAATACTTATCAGCGTGCATCAAAATTGCAGCAAGATTGCCGGATACCGATTCCTTCTTGCGGAAAATGAAGCCAAGATCAAGGATCTGGAAGATCAGATCCACGAGTATGCCGCAAGAGAAGCCGAATATGTAACTGATATAGGCGACCGAGACGAAGAGATCCAGGAATTAGAAACCCGTATTGCTGAACTGGAGGCTAAATAACGCATCCAGATAGCGCCAACGAATTTCGCCAGGTCTACCGGGAATTTTGGATATTTATTTTGTTTTCTATCCAAGAGCTGGCTGCCCAGCAATTGGTATTGTATGGTGACCCAACAGCACGAAAAGTATATGACGTACTGCATGCATGCTTGGAAGAGATCTTTCGAGACTGTTAACAGCGGGATTTTTCGGTATGATTCAGCCGACCCTCCTTTGCCCGCTGGCAGAAATCCCGAAAGATCGGGAGACTTTTTCGTCAGCTTCTCCGGCCTGAAGACCGGAGCTTGCCTCCTGGTTATATCGAGGCTTCGGGGCATACTGACTGATACCCACTGCATCGTAATGCAGTAAATTAAGAGTGCCTTGGAAACAGTTTCTCCAAGGAGGAGATACAGCTATGAGAATAAATAATTTGCGAATTAGTGGAGGTGAAGTGCGCAATTCCTCTCCGGCCTGAAGACCGGAGTTCCCTCGCGCCATATATATGGATAAAATAATAATTCGTCAACGATGCCCGCCTTTCAAGGCTTTTAAGGTGGGCGACTTCGATGAAGCTAATTTCCATCTGGGATATAAGAAGGCTGAGAAGACGGTACAGGACAAAAACAACTACCCTGGTGAATACGCCATCGTGGTTGAGAGATTGGAGGACGAAGAGGTTTTCGACCTCGGGTAGAAAGGTATTTAACCTAGTGCAACGTTGGAATAAGTGATCAACATGGGAATAGTCGAGGAACTATCGGGGAGGGCCATCAATCGTGGCCTTCAAATGGCAACAGCAAACATCGACGATCAGCAGTACAAGGACATGATTGAACTCCTATACGAGACCGGGGGAACCCTGCGAGACATGGCCGATATACTAGCCGACAGGAAGCTCTCGCCAGAGGAAATAGACGATATGGTCCGGGGTGTATATGCAGGTGCAGATAGAATCCAGCTGGAGGCTCTAAAATCTGCGCTGGATCGAATAATATCCGGTATAACCAAATAGACAAAATCATTCATTTTTTGAGGGAACAACATGGATTTTGAAAAATTAATAATAGCCCTGGTTGATGATGGGGTGCCCGTTGCCAACCTACTCAGGCTTGATGAAATGTCAGTATCGACCACGAATGCCATTATATCGATGTTGATGAAGGGCACCTCCAACATTCCAGAAGAACAGGCCCAACTCGTCGAGGATGCACAGTCAACGCTTGAAATTCTCAGGATGGCCGATATTTTAAACATAGACGGGCCACAGGTTACCCCCGGCAAGGTGTTTCCAGAGTTTAAGGAATTTGCAGCGGACTTCTTCAACATGGACAACACCATTATCAGATGCCTGGGGATTTCAAGGCAGGAGTTTGATGAGATAAAACGTGAATACGTAAGCATCATTACCGAAACCAGAGAATTCGGAGGCATCTTAAAAAGTTGGCAAGAATTGTCGCCCGAGGTTCGTTTTGGAATTGTGCGAGGCATCTTTATTCAACGGGGTATTATGGCCAATATCGTCGGCAATGCGACCAAAAGTATTGACAGCATAGCAAAGTATTGCAGGACGAGTTCGGAGTGGCTGCGGCAATGGACAATCGAATAGATATTGAGGATCGAATGAGGAGATTCGTCAAATGTGACGGATCTCTCCAATCCGTTTCAAACGTTCTCTGCAACGGATTGAATGACCGTGAACAGGAAGCTCTTGCTCTTGGGATCAGAGCGGGCAAACATTCAGCGGCGGTCACGGTTATGCGTGAACTCCAGTCCGAAGTCGGGGATGTCGTCGCGCAGAAAATCGATCCGTATATACGACTCGAAAAATCGCAGATCATCAAAGCCTGCAAAAAACAGGTTGCACGCGATGGGGTTTTCTGGTGTACTGAAGGCAAGCCGTGCAAACAACCAGGGGAATGTCCGAATTTCAGGCCACGGTCAGTTTCAGTGGTTTGGCCGAAAACTTTATAAGTTTCATTTTTAAGCAATTGGTGAGGGACTATGAGAGATACGTTAGTTGACATTGTGCGAAAATACGGGGCGGAATTCGAAATTGCAGTAGAGTTCACGGATACCTCTGCAACGTTCGTAACCGATGACGGCACAATAGTCCTCGAAGAATCAGAGGATGGAATAGCAAATCTCAGGAGAGTAGAACCTCTCGATGAGACCGACGATGACCAGATAATGAGGCTTTCCAAGATCCGCCGACACTTTTCCGGCTATCTTAGGGCTGCTTTGGAAGAGGCCAACAAGGAAGAACCAGAGCCACCTAAGAAGAAACCAGGTCGCCCGGCAAAAACAGAAAAGACCGAATTGCCGGTTGAAAAGGAAGCCACAGAACCCAGAAGAGCTCCCAGGGGCACAAAAGCGGCAGAGGATGCCGAACGCGCGAAGAAGGCACAGTCCAATGATCCGCCCGACGCGCCTATCGAGCCGGCCCCCCCTGAAGAGGAAGAATTGCCGGATATCCGGCCAGAATGCGATAAAACCGGCAAGGTTCTTCCGGAATGCTACAAGCTAATGAAGCTTCGGGGAAAGAAGCGTGGTCTTGAAGTGATCGAAGAGAACCTTGAGCATTTAGTCATGAGCGGGGAATTTGGCACCGTGGAGGTTCTTGCCAACGGGACAATAATTTCCGACGTGACGGGTTATATACGCATCCTCAACGGGGAGTCAGCCAAACAACCTTCGGCAACTGTTCCAATCACCAAACCTCCGGTCGCGGCCCCTGTTAAAAAAGTGCCAGTCTCCAGTGAGCTGAAGATTGAGGACGCCAGTCGTCAGATGGCATTTATCAAGATTCTCATATCTGCTCCGGCTGGGGCTGGCAAGACACTGGGAGCTCTCCTGCTAGGATATGGTCTAGAACCAGACTGGTCCAAGATTTTTATCGTGGACACGGAGCACCGATCTGGATCGCTGTATGTTGGCCGAAAGGTTGACAAAATAAAAATAGGGCAATATAAAACCATCGTTCTCGATGCGCCGTATTCGCCAAAGAGGTACTTGGAGGCCATAGACCTGGCTGAAAAAGCTGGCGCGAAGGTTTTGATTCTGGACTCTTTGACGCATGCCTGGACTGCTGAAGGCGGATTGCTGGATATGCACGCTGCTGCCACAGCTGCGAGCAGGACCGGCAACTCCTATACCGCCTGGAAAGACATAACACCCTTGCACGCCAAGCTGATCGAAAAAATCCTGGCCTGCAACATGCATGTGATCTTAACCACGCGGGCCAAGACCCAGTATGAGCTGGTCCATGGGGAGCGAGGAATGACTCCCAAAAAGATGGGCATGGGGCCAATCTTTAGGGAGGGTATCGAATATGAGGTATCAATTGCATTAGAAGTTGATGCAGATACCCACGTGGCGCGGGTTACCAAAGACCGAACAATGGTTTTTGAGGATAGCCCAAATATCAAAATCACCCCCGAGCATGGGGCGATGATCAAAAACTGGTTGAACGAGGTTTGAAAATGAAAAAAATTAAGAGCGCAAAGAAGGCGGCTGCCAAGAAGCAGCCGGTAAAGAAGGCACCCGTGGCAAAGAAGCCTATAGAGGGAGTCGAGAAGAGAAACTTTATATTGATGAGCATGGATGGAAATGATGTCGGACGATACACCGGGAGGGCACCCCGGCAGGCTGCTCTGAAGGCTGCAAACAGAGGTATCAAAGACATTATCCTCCGGGAAGCTGGTAGAAGAAAGGTTATCGTCAAGAGGAATGAACGAGTCGTCCATGTCAAACTGCATTATTTCAAGGGTGACCGCGCAACCAGATCCAAGACCAAGGCTGATCCAGAGTGGATGAATGATCCGGTATCCTTCCCGATAGCTGAAAAGATGGGCAGTTACTGGGTCCCAATTCATGAAACCAATCTGATAAAGTACCTCGGGGTATAGATCATGAGGATAAAAACCATGGTTGCCGGCCCCAAGCCTTTGAAGTTACTGTCATCAGGCGAAACAAAAAGAACTTTTGAGGTCAAGTGTCAGGGCGTATACGAAGGAAGTCAGGGCAAATATAAGGCAACTCTGACAATAACGGGCCCTGATGAGGAACTGGCCGAAGAAATATTGGACACCCTTGGGCTGGGTGAAGAGTTTGAGCTAAAATGCCTGCCACCGAAAAAGTAACCTGAGAGCTGGATAAATCAGCTCTCATTCTAATTTTTGGTTAATCAGGGTTATGTGCTGCTCGTACTTCAGCAGGGGTGACCTCATCACCAAGTACTGTAAGAGTACAACTACCGGAACAATCATTTCCAAGTAGTAAAAGGTCATTAGTGTTGACGCCAGTGATACGAAACATATAACCAGACGAACCGGATACCTTTGATACACTGACGCGACTACAATCGGATAAGTACACCCTACCAGGATTATTAGTTCCACGTTGAGTATTAACACCACGGAGAGTAGAAGTTCCTACGTCCGACATCACCAAACCAGGTCGATCATCATTAGTGAGAACGCGATTTAACACAAGATTGTGGAAATTGGAGTCATGGACATGTCGAACATATAGACCATGTGCTGGGAGTGTCCCAAACATATATTCATTTGGATTGGAATCTGCAAGTTCCAATGGAATGATATAGGCTTCGGCTTCGGTTCCCCCGCCGGGTGCGTCCATTATCTTGAAATTCGATACGGACACTCCAAATAGTCTACCATCTGCTGAAGCGTCATATCCACTAATATACGACGTATGATACCGATTTAATTGCCCGACAACGGAAATATCATGAATACTGATGTTCCGCATCTTGGAAACAGTAGTAACAGTTGAACCATGCCCATATGATCGATTTCTAATACCAAGTCGGACATAGAACGGCGTGCCAACATTATACATATTGATATCATGTATATTAACATTGAATGTATTACCACCGTCAACAGTTGATACACCGACCCCAGTAGTGGACCACCATATATTGAGATTGGACACTGATATATTCTGGAATCCGCCATTGGTTTCAGTACCAAGCTTGAAACCAGTTTTAGCGGATGACAATTCACAATCAGAAACTGATATGTTAACGCAATCAGCAGGACCGGACGCCTTGAGGCATATGGCATCATCACCGGTGATTGCATTAATATGAGACACAACAACATTCGTACAGCAATCAACATCTATGCCATCGAGATTTGCGTTGCGATCGCCAGTACCTGGGCCGTATTTGTTGGTATTTATAATTTGCTTGGATATTAGACCATCTGAGCAATGCAAATAATGCTCTGTCCACATAGCAGCATTATATAACTGTAGATGTCCATCGACACCACCAACAGTGAAATTGCTGACATTGCAAAAACGGATGATGAACGGGCGAACAAGTAAATCAGGCACATTAAAATTGGGATGTTCACCATTGCCATCTATCTCACCCTCACCGACTATGCCAATATTAGATACATCTTGGGCCCAAAACATTGACCGATTGACATAATTCTCAGTGTACGAATAAAATCCGTACACATGAACAGGATAAGATGCTAAAGTGGTATTGCCCTGTATAACGACACCTTTCTTCAGGTACAACGTGAGATTGCTATACAGAAATTCGAATGTGGTTATGGTATAATTACCATTGAGAACGGCAATAGTCGCACCATCTGGATAATACGTGTGGCAATAATCTCGCGCAGCATGCAGAGCAGCTAGGTCATCAATACCGACATTGCCGGAAAAGATTGTAGTACCATCAATAGACTTGGCAATAACCAATCCCTCTTTTTGATATACGGCAACCACGTCAGACATGCCATTTGCACCGGCTGGGCCAGTTGGTCCGGTAGGACCTATAGCACCGGCTGGTCCTGTTGCACCGGCTGGTCCTGTTGCACCGGCTGGTCCTGTTGCACCGGTTGGGCCAGGTGGACCGATAGGACCTACAGCACCGATAGAAGGAACCCACTTTAAACCATTCCATGCGAGGACATCATTAATATTTTTTCCAGTAACGTCTACGACGTCCCCGGCTATGATGTCGCTGGGATGAATATCAGTGTGGTTATAAGTGGCCAAATGTACTGCCATCACAGCATCTGCATCTGATCCCGTAAAATCAGCTGGATCGAAATCCATATCCTCAAGATCTTCAACAGTTCCAATTACAACTATCACTTCGCCATCGCCAAATGTGTTATCTACGTATTTTTTGTTAACAGCATCGTAATCTTCAATTGGATCTCCAAGATCCATAAGCCGGTTAAAATAGACAGATTGATCTCCGTCCATTGTTTTTTTATCTGCAATACCGATTCGTTCCTGCCATCGCCAGTCTATTTTTCTTTTTGTTGGTCTATCCATATAGATCGTCTCCATCATTTTTTATACTGCAACCTTCAAATATGTATCGAACACCCATTTGATCAGTGCCAATCCTAGGCCACCTGAAAAAAAGGCGATCACCGCCATCCAGACTGCTTTTTTTCCCTGATTAGCAGCATCGCATACTTTGATTGTAGTGGCTAGGTCATGCAGCTCGGTCTGTACTTTTTCTATGCTGTTTTTTAGTGACCCAATGTCATCTTTTAGTGATCCTACATCCTCTTTTACATCTTCATAACTCACCGTAAGAGTTGCCAATGCTGTAAATATGATGGTTAGGTCGCATGGCGTAGTCCCATCGGAATGCGATTGTGATGCATCTAGGTATATGCTGTCTAGTATCTCCCTGAGTGTTGCCAGCCGACGTTCGTTATCAATGACCATCATATCACCGGGTTAAACCCTGCGTTGAATTTTGTTCGATTGGCTATGCCTCGTATATTATATGATCTGGTCAGCAATTTGGTAGGGGTTGCAGCTGCTCCGAAAACGCTGTTTCCGCTGTAATGAATCTGCACATCTGCTATTCCGGGAATACCTGTTGCATATTTTGCGATCATCATAATCATACCTTGCATCGGAACATTTGGGTTCACCCCTTGAATATTAGGAGGGATGCTCCACGGTATCTGAATATATGACATTTCTTGATCAGCTGCAAGAATGTGTATGATCTGCCGGCTACTTATTTCGGTCAACATTCTACTTACTGTTCGTATCGAATACGAATCTGGAGCTGTATTGCTGGCATATACGACGCATATCCGGTCGATGCTATCAACTTGAATTAGAGGAACGGTTCCCCCGGCTCCTGGATTGCCAGCCTCAACCAATACCCTAGAACTGATAATTCCATCTCTTATTCGTTTAATGTATAAAGGATTTTTAGCAGTTACGTCAAATGTTCCTATATCATATGCGATATATATATCATCGTGCCTATTGATTACCAAATTCGACACGTAGTGCGCCAGATTTGCGTCTCCTGCTTCGGTATTTATCTGCACCTTTGGCTGCCATCCACTAGGAGCTTGCCGAATATACCATATATTTCCTGGGTCTGGGTTAGTGGTGTGATTTTTGGCGATTGCAACTATGTGCCGGTAACCTTGGGAATCGTAGTCAAATGTATAATAAAGATATCGATGAGTCAGTGCGCCATCAGAAGTCAGTTGATAAAGTGTTCCCAATGTCTCGTCGGCTTTGACTTCCCTGATCAGTAGCTGGTAATAATTTGGATCGTTTGCATATCCTTCGCTTGCCCATAATATTTCTACCGTGTTTCCAATCGGAGTCGGCTGAACCGTTGGACAAATGGCTATAACCCCGGTCGCGCTGCTGACCGTAATTACGTTACCAAAACTTTGTGTTTTGGCATTCCATTTTCGATATTTGATTCTTTTGTCATCGGCTGTGATGGCTTCTCTCCATACGAAATGTATATTGCCATAATAATCAGCACAGAACGATCCCTGATCTTGGAAATGATCATTGGACGAATCGATACGCTGCCAAGTCCATGTTTTTCCGCCGTCATCGGAATATATGAACAACTCAACTGGATTATGTAGTCCGCCATAATCAAATGCCATGAATAGGCATATTCGTCCTTCTGGTGAAATGTAGATATGTTTTCCAGAGGGAGGATATAATGCATATCCTGCATATAGCCCATCACCAAACTTGATATTGGAAACAAGATTTATGGATTGTGTTCCCAACCCGGTGACTGCTATTTTAGTATCCTCGTTGGTAATCTGGGCTGGCAGTGTCATCACCCCTAGATCCCGTATTTTTCGAAAATCCTTTGAACTTTCGAACAGTGTAATATCCCGGCTACTTATCGAAGAGGTTATGCCGCTTAGCTTGGACCAGATTTGAAGCCCCTTTGCACCAACTTCTTTTTCAACCCATTTGCCAATCATCTGGCCGACTGGATCAGACATTATTGTTGCCATGAGTTGGGCCGGGTTTTTTTCCAAGAGTGTTATCGGATGAATATTAATGGTCTGGTTATTAACCAGCCCACTAACATTGCCGATATAAAGGGTTTCATCAATTCGTCGAGTAGACAATTTGTCTACTTTTCCAGCGCTTCTTGAAGAAACTACACCCATCATAGCCTCCTGGTAAAAGCGTAATACGGAACAACGACTGGTTTTGTCGGGTTTTTCGATAACTGGAATGTTACTTTCGCATTCCCGTCACACCTCCACCCATTGATTTCAGGATTACGCTCACCAACACATTGCCGGTATGACATTGCATCCATATAAAATCGGGTATAGCCAATGCCAGTAAATCCTTTAAACATTTTTATTTCCAATGTGCTTAAGAAAGCCGCAGCATGATCAAACCCACTGTGATTAACTAATCCTAGTTGGATATGTGTGGCTACTGGGACGCTGGCCCCGGCAGTTGTCACCCTGACCGATACGTAATAACAGGTGACCCCATTTACAGCAACCTGGGCCCAATCAGCTGGCGGTACAAACGATATCCTGCCATTTTCATAAAATGTTCTTCCAGCAATCCCCCCATTTGTACCATCAGTGACCGCAAGCGCTGCCCAGATTGTACCGTTCCAATATAGCACATTGAATTCATTGTCTATATTGGAGGCTCCTCCATCCATATAGACATCGATGTGGTCAAATTTCTCTGGCGCGCCAAATATCACTGCGTCGCCTGATGCCGGAATGCCCGGTAACAAAACGGCCATTCCAGTTGTCAGATCGTTACATTCTGCTGTAATGTTCGTATATGAGTCTGGGGAATCTAGTCGATGTGCCGCAGGCATATAAGCCTCGTCCAAGTCGGCTCGCAGTACTACTTCATATACGTCTCCAGATATTTTATCCTCAAAAATCATTTCGACGGGGGTCGTGTTGTTTAGCGTAATTGACCCGCTTATTCTGGCAGGGTAACTATCCGGCGAAATGATTTCGTTCCTGAACACCACGTCTCGGAAATGTACTTCGAATGCCTTGGTATTGTCGGTCGTGCCGGCTACCAATTCGAAATAGTAGTTCAGCATGGGCACGGACGCATCTGTTTTTATGTCGAACCTCTTGATTCCGTTGACATATATAACCAAGTGATCGCTTAGTACATCGATTCTGTATTTTCGACGTAGTGTGTCCAGATTGCTACGAACTGCATCTTCAGCATGGGTCGGAAAATGGGCTACATTTTCAGTTCCCGCAATCTTGTATCTAAGCATGGCTGCGGACTGGTTTCCAGCGTTGATCTCGGCCCCCAGTATGAACCAGTTGTTATCATTTACCCAGAGTCGGATACCAGATATTTGATCGTTGCTTGCTGGATCGAAAGAAGGCAAGCTCATTGCAACCTCGAATGTCATCTGGGCACCGAATCTCTGGGTTGCCTGGAGGTATGACAATCCGGTTCCTCCGCCGATGTTGTGGATGGCTTGCATATAACCCGCAAACCGATTAAAACCGGTTCCATGTAGTTCTGGGTCATCCCAAAGCCCAGAGTCATTGTAGAAGCTATCATTGGCCGTAATCTTGCTGGGGAGAACGTTGAAGGGTTCAATTCCCGTTATCATCATCAATCTCCTCCTCTATCTTAATTGGCACTGGAACGGTATTCAAAATACCCAGAGTTTCACCTGGTTTGCCCTTTTCGGTGTTTTTAAATTTCTTCATATTAACCCTCCGAACCTCGGCAAACCGCCAACGACTCCGCGCCATATATGCGGCCCAGCCAGGGGATGCCTATCTCGGTTAGTCCCGCAAAATATGATCGAATCGGCAACATTATCTCCATTGTTATCGGCGTACCAGAGAAGCCCTCCCGTAGAATACCCATAAAAGTTGCTATCAATGTTGATTGCAGATTTGGGATAATCATGGGTGTCGTAGATGTCGTATGATGAGTTCTCCGCAAAGTTATTGTGAACTATGGAGTCGCCTTCAATATCGGTTTCGCCAGTTGGCGGATAGTAGTAAATCCCGACGAAGTTGTCAAGAATATCGTTTTCCATAATCAATGTTCTTTGGGCATTTATATGCCGCCCTATACCGTATCCGTTTTTAATGCCGCCGTCACCTGCTCCGCTACCCCACTTAGTTATGTGGTTTTTATAAATTTTGCAGGTTATCGAGTCGTTTCCTACGAATATGCCGATACCGTTTTCATTATAGCTGCCGTCTATGTAACAGTCATGTATGTCTGCGAAATCGGCATCATCAATCCAAATGCCCCAGCAATTGGCGCTATTTCCGATGATTGACAGGTCATGAATCTTATGGTTTAGGCCTGTAAGATAGAGCGCGGTGTTATGAGTGTCGCCGGGGGCTGGGAGGCCGGCAATGATCTCCATGTTGTATATTTCAACATTGTTGGAATTTATTTCGACTGGAATACCGGAAGCGGGGCTAAGAGTCGTTCGATTGGCCCCGAGTCTGTCTCGGCCTTCAATTATCAGACCTTCATACCCAGTTGGAACTACAATGTTTTCAATATAGCTTCCAGGTGCCACTCTGATGCGCCACCCAGATCCAGCTGCTGCTATGGCTCCCGTTATGGTTAGTTTGGGGGAAGTTGCCGAGAGTCCATCATTGTCATCGGTAGCTCCTGCGAATTCTTTATCTACGAATAGAGTTCCACCGGCGTCTCTGCTCAGGAACATACTGTCTATGTCGGCCCTGATGGTTGTCTGAATTATGGTTGGCATTTCATGCCTCCATCAGCTCAATAAATTCCTCTTCGGTCCATACGCCAGGTGAAGCCATGATCGAGAAAGAGGTTGCAGCGTTGTCAGAATAAACACTGACTATTGCGGTATATGCCGCCTCATCAGGTGGATAAGCTTTACCCTGACCCGAGTCGATCCCATCAACCACGGATACATCTCTTCCGTTCGAGGATAACTGGTAATACAGGATTCCAGGTCCATGGTTTATGATGGTGATGGCTTTAGCAGGCACTCCCAGGCCGGCTAACCCATCCTCGCCTTTCATTATGTCGTATCGACGGAGGCCCGCTTCACCTACCCCACCGCATACTTGACGAAATATTGCAAATGGTACATGCCTATATTGAAGCATGGATTCCTCCTTACATCTCGCCGATGTAGATCAGATCATTAAGTTGATGTTTTTCGATCAGCGCGTTGGCAGCGGCTTGCTCAACATCTGTTGCATACGGGATGCCCCATTTCTGGTGATCTATGATGCTCATTTTTCGCAGGCCATATCGAACACGTAGCCGAAGATTTGCTGCGATCGCGTTGACGGCGTGGTTGTTTCTGATTTCTATTTGGAACTTCTGGCAGGCTGGGATGTACATCCGCATATCAATATCTGGTGACCCTGCAACTCCAGATGGCATCGCGGCGGCATCCATTCTGACATAGTTAATCAAGTCGTCCCTGCTGATGAATATGTGACAGGCGTCATAAGGATCAAGCGCACCTGCACCAAGGTTGTTTCTAACCTGGGCCGCGTCAACCCCCACACCGAGGATAACTGCTACGTACCCAGGAGGAACCCGTATCCAGGACCCGGATAGAACATGCGATCCGCCATTTGCGGCAAGTCCGGGAATTTGCCGAGATATCTCTTTGACATCCTCGAACTGCTCTTCGATAGATGGATTCAAAAGATCCTGGTGGATAGGAAGATTGCCTATTAAGGCCCTTTCAACAAGGTTGGCTTTTTCCAGGATTCTCGTTCTGGCGTCGTCGTCCAGTCTACTTTCTATGAGATTCAGAGCAGTCTCTGGGTCTTTGACACCCCAACGATAGAGGTCTAGCATGTTGTAATTTCTGGCAACAACGTGATAGCGGGTAATGATATTAGCCTCTGCGCCTCCGATGCTTCGCTGGCGAATGTAAGCATATGTTGAAGCCCGTGTTTTATTGGAGATTGCAGGAGCGTCCTCGTTCCAAACTCCACCCTGAGCGGCTGAATATAATCTCAAAGCTTCGTCAGACTTGTCAGTAGCCACAAGAGTCTCCACTGGGTTTGCAGCCGGTCTTGTGGATACCATGTTCCGAATTTCGATCAGTCTCTTTCCAAAGTTTTCGTATCGTGCAACTTCCATACTATCGACAGGTACGTTTATCCTGAATACTTCAGGCAGTACCTCCGTTGGATACCTGGCGTAAGCCAAGTTTGCGAATGCTGTCATAACAAGCACTTTCAATGGATTAATATAAAAATAAGTGAGGGATAAAGTAGTACAATGTTCAATCGGATTATTTTTATTTAATAGCCTTGTTCAACAATGTTATATAATAGGAACATAGTGGTATTATTATGCCAATGTTCAGAACTGTGAAGGCGATCCCAAGTGGTGGGTCGAAAAGGATAACTTTGCCAGCTGCGTGGACCAAGCAACATAATGTAAAGGCCGGTGATGATCTGCAACTTCTAGATCATGGGGTGCTGATTGTGTTTCCGCCAAAGATGAACGGCAATCTGGATGTGGATAGCCTTACAAGAGACATTAGAGCAACATTATTCAATTTTATAAAAAAATAAAGAGGGAATATATTCCCTCTAATTGCTGCAAGTCGGATCTTCATCCGGGCTGGTATAATATACCAGCAAGACAGCATTTTGGTTATATGCCGTATCTACAGCCTCGGACAGTGCCAGATATACATCGTCCTGGACGAACTGGGACACCTGGAGAGGTATGGCCTTGGTTGCTAAACGAACAGCCCTGAAATCATCCAGATGAATTGTGCATGCGCCAATATCCACGTTGTACTTGAGGCCCAACGAAATGATGGCGGAATCAAGCTGTGGGGTGGCAAGTGCAACTCTGACATGAGTCCAGGTATTTGCTACCAGGGCAGGCACGTTGAGAGTTTCCAGCGGGGAGGCGCACTTGGCGGTATCGTCCAGCAGAATCTGGAGATCTCCAGCAGTAGTAGGCACGGAACATTTGATCCAAAATTCCAGATGGGTGAATTTTGGCAATGCTGTGCCTGGTGCAACTACCTCACATAGGATGGTGCCAGCTGCGCCGGCGGCGGTAATATCCACCTTTACGGAGGAGGTTCCCACCATCTTATCGGTGGCATCCAGGGACACCGTATAATTTGCGGGAACGTCCTCATCCCATGCATCTTCACAGTCGTCGATTACGAGTGATTCCTGAACCCCGAGGGCCATCATAACGACCCCTTTTCCATCCGTGGCCGCTGGGGTGGCACCCGTATATATATCCCGAATGGGCTTAGATCCAGGAGGGAGTCTTACCCAGTATGCGGGAATACCTTGTACCGTTGTCAGTCCAACGGAATTTATTGGAAATAATGCGAACATTTCATATCACCTACTGCAAAGTGTACTCATATCCCCAAAGGGCAATTTCGAAGCCTCTGACACCGGCAGCCCATGCAGGGATTGATACCCCGTTATCGGTTACCTTCACAGATCCTATGCCCTTCATCAGGGTGTATGCTCTTGGTAGCTCAGTAGGCCCACCGCGTCTGATATCGGCCACCAGGCTCTGCTGCGGCATGACAAAGGGATTGTCATTGGGCTCGCAGTTGAAGATCATGGGGAATCTGCTGTTTCCATTGTCAAACTTGACCTGGAACATGTTGGCATGGGGGATAACTCCTACATGCGTGAACCGATAAAACTTCTTGTCGGTTGCTACCCAGCGGAAGTTCTGGAATGGAACCTGCACATACTGACCATCTCTAACCAGTTCCATCTCCTGATTGGGGGTTGTTGCCTGGTTATTCTTGGTGTAGGTAATAATCCTCTTTATCTGGGGATCGTCTGCATTCAGGCCCATGTTCAGACTGGACCACCAATCCATGGTTGCAGGAACGGACTTATCTATTACCTGCGGGGTAATAACATCAGAGATTTCCAGGTCGCCAAGGACTTCGTACTGCCTGATCTGATTGTTGGCCGCAGCTGTCGCGACTTCGGCAACTGGGGATGATCTCAGAGCATTCAGCATCTGATCTTCGCCCTTCGCGAATGCCAGGTGAGCCTTGATTTCGATGTCAGAATTTATTACTGCATCTCCGCCATGCGCGACGGTTGGAAACTCGATTTTGAAATTGAGCGTGTCAGAAGGACTCAATTTGATCGAAGTCGTGTTTGCGCCGCCGCCCATAAGCAAGGCCTTGCCGAAGTTTATGCATGCCAGACGGTCTCTGAATGGATAGCTGGGATCGTTTGGCCCGTCTCTCAGGGCAGGAGCCATGTGCTCATTTATAGATATGTTCTCCCCGATATCGTTTCCGGCAATCACTGGTACTATTCGCTTAATTGGTACGCGCCTTCCGAATGCGTCCACTCCGCCGACAACCTCAATACCTTCAAGTTCGGCTACCATGTCGGGTGCTACTTCCCAGGGCTTGCTATATCTTTCCAGGCCGTGCTCCCAAACATATGCAGGGTCATCCCCACACTGGATGGATGCTCCGGCTGTAGTACCCACTACTGAGAATGGATACTTAAAATTCAAAGTCATTCTTCCAAAGCCTTTAACCATGTTTTTCATCCTGGCCGATTGGCCGATAAATAAAACATTTTTTTTATATATAAGTGTTTTTTGTCATTTTCCGAAAAGCATATATTCTAAAAGCCCAATTGCTGAATATGCGAATAACTTTCGAAATACCAGACGATTCCGGTATGGAATTTCATACGCGATGTATCGCAAAGAAAAAGAAAATGAGCGAGGAACTGCGAACGATGGTTGAAGCCTGGTTGAAGGCCAACCCCAGCATGCCCAAACAACGAATGAAGTTGGCCTTGGAATAGTCAACGATGCAATCTGTTTAATACATCTGCTGCCCTCCCAGCCATAACCCGAGCTTGCTGAAGGTCTCCGTTATTCGCGAAGTACAGAGCAGTTTGTAATTCACTGATTCGGAGACCATTTGCAGCAATTGTTTCATTAGCTGCTCTGATATCTGATGCGGTTATGTTTCGGCTCCGCAGTATATTTGTTACCCGATTCAAAGTTGTCTGATCCATGCGAATCTAATCGATTGCTCGACCTCCTCCACGTTGCATAGGAGCAACAGCAACTGAGGCTCGTCCTGCGAAATGGGCATTTGCAGCACCCGACACCTCGAATCCATGCTCCTTTGCGAGTTGTCCAAAGTTCTTTATAGTGCCCGTCGCCAAGGCACCTATGATATTTTTCTTGTCTTTATCAAGTGCTTCTTTTATTGCCAGGACGTTTTGCTGAAACGCAGGAATATCCGTCGGACAGACCTTATATTCACTGACAACATCCTCGGAGATTTTTCTCCATGCCTCCTGAGTACCGCCTTCTGCTGCCCAGCCAGCCGCTATCGAGGATAACCCAGAAACCCCAATTTTCAGGAGTGCTTCCCCCAATGGCTGGCAAAATATTTTTGCGAACACGTCAACCGCAGTAGGAATCACGCTTGGCGTGATCACATCACCCAAATCTAATTTCTTTGGGGTTCCAACTGGTCGTTGATACTCCTGAATAGCGGGCAATTTGCTGATTAGTTCTTCCCCTGCGTTCCTGGCCTGGCAATATGAGCATGTCTGGCCCACTTGCCCAAGGGTAGGGATTGCCAATATATCCTCATCTGTATATGCCTCGGCGTCATAGAGAATTTCAAACGGCACGAATTTCCGAGTGGCTGGATTTTTTGCCAGTTGCAGATATGTGAGGGGAACCTTGTTACCGTCAAAGGAAATAGGTTGCCTGTAATCCTCTAGTGCATATTCATCAAGGCCAATTCCTTCGGGTACTTCATAAACCCGAAACGGGCGATCAACCAACCCATATTTCTCATCCGATATTTTTCTAATTTTCAGTGCCATCTCGTATCTCCTTAATCAACTTTGATATGATCTCACCAGCATGCGTCGTCTTTTTCTGGGACGTTGCAATGGAAACGATGAATTTTGGGTAAATCTTTTCCATTACGTTAAATATCCGTCCAGCTATTTCAGGATTTGCGCTCGTTGGGATGTCACTGATAGCATTTTGAAGCACTGGCTTCGCAACTTCCCAGATGTTCATGGATTTTATAAATTTTACCGTATTGTCAGAACCCATGACCATCGATTGTTGGAAAGCGGCTTTTATCTCCGTTTCGTTCGGGAACTTTTCGATAGCCCCAAGATGAACCGCAATAATCTGATCTAATTCGCTTAGACTCATTGGACGGCCCCCACTAACCGTTTCACATTATCGCTAGAATCTTTTATCTCTTTTGGTTCGTGCTTGGCTAATAACTGCTGACCAACTGCTACGGCTATCGTCTTTATAAGCTCCTGTTGTGACTGTGCCTGCATTTGTTTTGCTTTCAACTCCTCAACTTTTGCCATTGCAATCTTTTCATCTCGCTCATTGGCTAACTCCAGCTGTTTCATCCTATATTCGTGATCATTCGCCAGTTGAAGATCCGTAGCATCTCCAACCCTGAGATTTGCTCCGGCTTCATGAGCCTGCTTAATAATGTCATTAATATTCATATTGAAACGACTGGTTTGTTGCAGTTGAGATTCCATTGACCTGAGTTTGGCTTCCTGAGCTTGGTTTTGGATATCGAGGTTCTTTTGGGTGAGTTCAAGTATCTGTTGCTGCAACGCGAGAGATGAATCTCCACCTTCTCGTTTTGTCATTGCTTCCTTAAGCAGTTCACGATTGGTCTTTAATTCTTCTCTCAGCAATTCTATCTGGAGTTTATATGCCTCTGCTGCTGGGTCAGGTCCTCTATCTATAATCTCCCCACGGGCTTCCCGGAGCTCCTCAACGCGACGACGATGCTGCTCTTCAAGATACATCTGCTGCTGTCGCCATTCTTCAGCTTTTTTCTGCTCCAGCTGCATGCTCATCGTCATCAATCCCATCATACCTTGCAGCATGTCCGGGAATGACATTGATGGAGGTGTTTGGGTTTGCGCGGTTGGTGTAGGCGGTGCAGTTGGAGTCCTCTGCATAAATGCATTCATCAACCCATTGCCGGTTGGCATTCCTAGTGCTTGCCTAATAAACATCTCGCGTTGTTCTTCTGGCAGTGCACTTGCAATTTCACGGACATCAGCCGCAGTAAATCCTTCTGGCAGTGATCTGAATCCAGAGCTTGTTGTTGCAGATGGTTTGCCTCGCACGGAGGCATATTCTTCTTCCGCTTCTCTTTTTGCTTCTAAAGCAGCCTTCTTTGCATTGGTTGCTGCTGCTTTCAGCAGATCAGTTTTAGCAGATTGTGTCAAAATAGCATTTGCTTCTTTCAGCAATCTTGCTGTTTCATTGTCTTCGGTCTGTACCTCAATCTTTGATGCGTCATTTGCCTGCCTTACGGATTCCGTTGAAATCTCGTCAGATGATGGTCTTCCTGGTTTTCTCGGCATATTATTCTACACGTATGAAAAAGTATATAAATCATTTGTTACCAATTTACGTGTAATGTGGAAGAAAGTAGATCGCCGATCAGATACGGTGATGTTGAGAGGTGGTGCTCCGGTTGAGAACTTGGATGATATTTTCAAGGCTTCGGAGTTTGCAGCCAAGTTCAAGATAAGCAAAAAAGACGGAGAATGGGCATACGTTTCATTTTGCGTTCAGTTTACCACAGAGCAACTACTTAAACTACAAAAGCAGATGGAGAGTTCAGATGCCACAGCATGAAATCCATTATAACATCGATGATATATTGATCGGACGAAAGTTTCCACACGTCCACCAGATGATGGACATAATGAGCAAGGAAGGGCCAAATCACCGACGATTTTTTCATGATGATGGAGTCGTGGATGATATGCTAATAGCAACTGGCGACTTCGCGGCGGCTTGGTCTGCAAGGTATCACCTGATTGCAGATCGTATTATCAGGGATGGAGAAGCACCGCAGGAACTGCCAGGAAACGTTCGGCAAGAGGCCATCGTTGCAGAGCTGTTAGATTTGATATCTAGAGGTGAAGTGGAATTAGTGGTGTTTCCGGATTCTGTACTGGCTAATCTCATAAGCGCGATCAACAATGGCAATGCAATCCTTGTTGAGCCGGAGACATTGCCGCCTCTTAGGAAGAATTATTATATAAAAAGATAAAGGTGGTAGTATGACAGACAACGTAGACCCACATGTAGCTGATACGCCTGAACAAGCCAAGGACAAGCCTTGCGTGCAGTGCCTAGTACCAGAGATCATGACTGCCTGGAACTCTGCCAGGGGAGCCTGTGAATTTGTTCCCAACGAAACGGAGCGCAATGCATGCCGCAAGGAAATGGAGGAAATAGCCAAGGACGTTAAGTCCATAAAGAAAGGCTCAGAAATAATATATATGGCAATAAAATCATCTAGCAATCCGTCTGCCTTTATACAGGCTCAGATAGACTTTGCCAAGACACACAACGCAGCTAATACCGAAGCAATTCTTAAATGGGCGGACGAAATGGAAAGTGCCGGAAAAACATTGCCGGAAGATGTAGCCAAGATCGTAAAATTCTATAGGATTCAGTCGGGGTCCCAGATATGAGCACGGCCAAAGACCTGATTGACTTCGCTAACAATAACGGCATTTTTATTCACGGAAGAACGTCTCCTCAAGAATGGGAGCAGCTTTTGGCCGAGAATGATGGGAGATGCCCTTGCGGACATGCAGAGCAATGCCCCTGTGAGGATGCGCTGAAAAGAATAAATGACCCAGCAAAGGAACCGCCTGATCAAATGTGCGGCTGCGCCTTTTATGTGTCGGGGGCATATTTGAAACATTACCATAGGGCCCCCTGGGGTGAAGCAACACCGTCGACACCATCTGCAACATCAACTGAGAAAAGCAAGCCAAAACCAAACGATGGATCTATTTCATATCAGAAAACCCGAAACGTACCGGCAGATGTTGAGGAGGCATTTATAAGATCAGCTGGGACTTATATAGATGCTCTGAAATTGATAGAAACCGGCAACATAGATGAATTCGTGGATAAGATCAGAATAGAAGAAGCCACAAATCAATGTGATATCTGCAAAGGCGATGCAGATATAGTAGCCTCGCATGGCGAGTTTGTTCGAGCACTGTGCAAGCACGGCTCCTCGGAATGCGAAGAAGAAGTAAAAAAACTGGTTACCAGAACCATGAGCGTAATAGATGAAAACTTCCTCAGTGCTGGCTATGACAAAGTACAGGGCACCTCCGCAATCGCCGAAGAAGAAAAACCTGGCAAGAAAAACGCTTGGATCGAGTTTAGTTCAAAAGTAATGGCAGATCCTCGTCTGGATGGGTTGCCCCAAAAGAATAAAATGAAGATTGCAGCATCTCTCTATAGAGGAGAGCATGCTTCAATAGAAGAAGCAAGGGAGGCGTTGAAAAATGAGTAGAATACGAAGAATATTGTTTGGTGAACCACCTGCCAATAAACAGTGGACTGTATGGTATTATGATAATTGTATATCGTCCAAACTGTTAAAGTTTCTGTTCGGAACGAGAGGGTGTTATAGAGTAGACTGTGATCATATAAATTTCTTCATCCCGGCAACTGGATTTATCGTCATGCACAACTCCGAGAAGGATGGGGCAGAATATGTATGGACCTTGCAGATTGAGAAATATAAAATGAATTTTGGGTATGATGATAATATAAAGACAGTTCAGAAAAAGTATGAAGAAATGGCCAACGATGGAAAACAGGCATACATGGACCAAATATCAAATATGGTCCCAACCCATGACATGTTTGGATGACTATGATCGATGTTGAGCTGGACATAGAAGTCAACAACATGCCAAAAAGACGTCGGGCGATGTTATGCATGCTCGACAATCCGGGCGGATATAGCCCATATGCAGCTCAACTAGCACGTTCTCTTTGCCAGATACTTAGTGACAACGGCCACCCGATGTGCGCTTATGCGATAGCATTGCGACTATCGGGTGTTCGCGTCCGCGTGATTGGTACGGGGGTGGAAGTGATTGAGCAGAAACTGGATTCTGAATGAGGCTGATGTAAAGGCCATAGAAATACTTGAAAGGGGTGAACCCCGGTCCCTGACTGAGCTGGTACAGGAGATATACGGCATCGAGTCCGATGCAGATCGACATCGGAAGATTAATGCTTTCAAAAAACACCTGGACCGGATGGTTGCCGATGGATTTCTGGCTAAGAAGCAATCCAAAAACGATACAAATCGTAAAGTAACAGTATATTCATTATCGGAAAATGTCATAATTGGGAAGGGTGGCCTTCTTATAATAAATGATTCTGGAATGGATTTTACAGAACTTGGAAAAATGATAAAAGTAATAAAAGGAGATGGTAAAGATCTGGTTCTTCCTCTTGCCATATCGTAGGCGCAAGGGGACCCCTCTCCTTCAGGGGGCGGGTAACTGACCTAGATTTTTTCAAGTGGATCAAACGTTATCGTCAAAGTTCTTCCAGCAATTGGGATTATTTGTTCTGTCCTGGACTGATAACCTTCCTTAACAGCGGTCACTGTTATCAGCTCATTTGCTATTTCTTTCAATCCGATTATTGGGGCAACACCCTGCGGCATATCATTTATTATGATATCGCAATCTTGGGGAGTTGTAAAGATGTTGATATTCCCAGTTGCTGTTGGAATTGGCGGCAATACCCGATAAATCTCGTTCTTGCCTCTGGTAACGTTGATGGTTTCGTGATGAGAGCTACATCCATCTGCAACCAGGGCTATGTCGTGTTTCCCTGGCAATACATCCCAGTGATCAGGAGTTATACGATGAGTATCCTGGCCATCCACAAAGATCATCGCGTGGGTGGGCTTGGATTTGAACTCTACACGAACCAAGTTCGGGAGTTCGGCAATCTTGCATTTTTCGTATGCTGCTTTAAGTTCGTCGTGATCTATGTACATATTTCGCCCTTTGTTGTTGGGGCTAGACAAGCACTCATCAACCATTATATAGTTGACAAATATTTTTTTCCAATCGTCTCGTTTGTACAACTCCTCCTCGTTTCCATCTCCAAGATATACCGCGCCCAGAACCCGGCGATACATTTCCATAGGCGAATGGGGATCAAAATATACCGTAATTACCTTCCCCAGAACCAGTTCTTTCATTCGCGCAGTTGCAGGCCCGGACCCGGTATATGTTCCTTTTTCAGCAGAATCAATTCCAGCAAGCCTGATTTCTTTGTCACCTATGAAAATAGTGTCTCCATCATCAACCCTGGTACATATCCCCACAATCTTGCCTTTGTCTAGTTCCTCCTGTACAAGAGCCGGAGGTTTCGCCACATCAGTGTATGCATCATAGTATTTCATATAGGCATCGTAATATTTGTAATATGCCGAATTCACAGGAAATCCATTGACGTCTAGATATTTTTTGAACTCTTCTAGGTCTGCTCTCATGGCTTCGTAATGCGGCAGAATGCCTTCATATACCTTTAATGGGTTGTAATGCTGGTCATTAAACCAAGTAACCCTGGTTCGGACAGCAGCATCAAACTGCCAAAAATTTGTCTGTATCCTAACCAACCACTGACGAGCTTTGGCATCAATTGGATTTTCAATTTCTAACAGACCCATCGATTGGGTCAGATTCAGTGCTATTTCTTCCTCTGCCATGTTCGTCACCTCCCGGAATCTTTAACAACGGCGAATCAAGTTCGGTTATCAATCCGCAGCTTACTCTAATTTGCATGGACAACCTTTTTGCACCCAACATATAAATCCTTGAGCATTCCATGATATAGTTGTGGTCTGCATGATAAGTAAAGAAGAATTGGAGAAAAAAGCTAAAGAAGCCCAACAAAACATCGATAAGATGTTCAAGAAAGCCGTAGAAAAGGCAGGTCGTAAGCTACTCCGGCCCGAAGACCGGAGCTTTCAGCAGCCCTGAGCAGAGAGATCTGCCCGGACCTCCAGGCCAGCCTACATGCGCCGACGAATCGCAGAGGTTCCAGTCTTGCTGGAACGTTGGCCTCAGATCTGCCAGAGACGGCCTCAAATCGTGTTTCAGCCGTTCCCTTTCGGGCAAGAGTCTGGCAGAGCCGTACAGGATCGGCATCGAGCGGTTTACCCGGTGGGTGCCTGAGATGCCCAAGTACAATACAGGAGATGGATTTGACATGTTAAATATGTATGCAAAGCACAGCGAAAGTAATGGGTGGGGCACGCTCCTCCTCGGCATAAAGGCCGAGGCTTCCGCTACCCCTACACCCCGGAGCGGTCGTGACAGTAATGGCAGTTAAACTAGGTTCTTCATCAAAACCCGCCACCGTGAGCCTTGGCGGGAGCAGCGGAAAGACTACCACAACACCGGCCAAGTCCAGCAGCTCCTCGTCATCGGCTGCTGCAAAACTGAGTACGTTGGAAAAAATGATGGCCCCTGTAACGCAGGCAAAAGCAGCCCCAGCTCCCGCGCCATCAATAACCGAGTTTATAAAATCTACACCTGCGTCGCAGCCGTCATACGAAAAAGAAATTCGATTAGAGTTTTATCCCAAAACAACGACTGTGACCCCAGCACAAGCAATACAGGCGTCACTAACAAGCGGCGTAAATGTACCTATATCACCCGAGACGCTGGCCTCCCGAAACGTGGGACTGAAGCCATTGTCAGCTCCAGCACCCGCGGCAGGATTGGGTTCCAAGGTGGGCGTAGTTGGAGGCACACTTAAAGGAGGTGTTCAAGGGGTGGTAGATAAATTATCGACCCCCGCTCCAGTAAAAACCATAACCTACACCCCGCTTACACCAACAAGATATTCGCTCCAGGAAACGCTGGCTATATCAGAAGCTATGAAACAAGCGACAGAACTGGTGACACCTCCTTCCATAAATGTCAAGCCTGTCCCACTTGATGAAATAGAAACGGCACCCGCCGCGAAGGTAGCTGCCGTCGCCAATAGCCTATTGGAAAATACCAACAGGTTTAATCAGGCTCTGACATCTGCAACCAAGGCTCCAACATCGATTGATGTGAGCAGTAAAGTCGAGGCTGCATTAAAAAATTCTCTCAAAACCGGTAACACTGATAGCCTTAAACAGACGACCAATACTATTCTGAACGCCGTTAATAAGGTGGCAGACCAGGCAACCCAGACCGCCGTTAAGAAAATAGATACTGAGAAAGCAGCTCTATATACACTTTCAAATACAGCACTGAATAATTTGCTAAGGGTAGCCAACAACGAATTTAACAAAGCAAATACTGTAAAAACGGCGACTGATCTAAAATCTGTTTCGGATAAAAGTGTAAGCAAGATTTTAGAAATAGGAAATGCCGCTGACCAGGCCGCGCAACGTGCCAAATTGAATATATCCGACAATATTAAGCAGATGCTGACTGGAAACAAGGTCGTGGCTGATAATGCTGTTCAAACAGCAACCAAGCTCAACGCTATAAAAATATCGCCTGGGCAATCGGCAAGTTCTGTCGCAAGCGCAATATATTCTCAACTGTATCCCGATAAAGCACCAGCAGCCACGGTTGCCGAGCGCATGGGTGCTATCAATGATGCCTTGAAACCATATACTAAAGGCGGGGTTGTTGATTATACCAAATTAGCATCAATACGGCAAGACCTCCTGCCATCAATTCAGGTTGAAGATTGGAGCAAAGTAACCACTGGAGATGATGCAGAGGATGCCAGACGAGGAATTGGAAAATATGCTGCCAAACCTGCTACGGCTGCACCGGAAACGAAAACCGTATCAGCCACCACCAAGCAGAGCGTTGGGGCTACGCCGTCAACTGCTGCCGCAAAGGTCGGCGGCGGTGCCGGGGCCAGATCAGAGACCAAAGAAGTGGATACCGGAATATTCTCTGGGCTTAGCAAGAGTCTCTCGGGTATTTATAATGATGCCGTAAAAAAGCTGTTTGGAACAGGGGCAACTGCCGAAGCCAAGCCAAAGGCTGCAACTACAAATACCACCACAGTTTCCAGCAAAACGGGTTCAGAATTGGACATCAACAAGACATATGTAACACCCTCTGGAAATATTGTACCCGGATCAAAGCTTACGAAGTCCGAATTTGCTAAAGGAGGCTATTCGGAGTACACCAAACCAGCTCCAGTTGCATCTACACCTGCCCCAACATCTGTGTCAAAGCCAGCCGGAGCAGTTGCTGTGAAGGGTTCTGTCGAGGGTAGAGTAGTACACCTGGACCCGACTATATACCAAGCACTGAAATCCACTGGATATCTAGATAAACAGATTGCCGATTCTTTGGCTAGCGGTAAAATGGGAATATATGCATCAAACGATGGCAAAGTCAAAATCGGAATGCAAAGTTCCGTACCCAATGCAGCTATGTCCGACAGTGGCTTGTTTACCGTGGAACCGTACAAAACTGTAAAAGACAGCACCGGGCAATCAGTCCCAGTCAACGAATGGTCGTACCGAAAAACCGCATATTTAGGACTCAGTGATAACGAAATTGGTGATCTTGGTACGGATATTTTAAATAGAGCAGCCACTTTAGATGTCGGCACCTACACAAAACCATCGACCGGGTGGGTAGACAATATATTGACCGAAATCGGAACTGTTTTCCAAGTTCCAGACATGAGAGCAGCCGATTCTGGAATGTTCACCTTGAAACCACTCACCAAAGCACAAATTCCAGATAAAACAGAAGATCCATGGGGATATGCTGATTGGTTATCTAAAAAACCATATATGGAATTGATGGGAGAGGGATACGAAAACGGGTATCAAGTACAGCCCACTGTACAGGGTCTTATCCAATTAAACAGCATTGCAAAAGACCTTGCAAAACCCGGAGCATCCCTTAAAGACGTTCCGACAGTTGGCGGGTTAAATCAGTATGAAATATTCAAAAATGCTCTCACATATGCTGATAAAAACACCGTTGCAGAAATAGCAAAAAATAATCCAAGACTGATACTTGGAGCATCAACAGATACCATTATGCAGCCTGTCTTGGAAACGAAATTAGGATCAACGGAATATAAGCAAACTCTCGACAAAGCCATGACACCGGCTGAAAAGAAGTACGTCGATGGCATGGAAAAAGAAAGAGGATTTGGAACGGCACTTGCTTTTCTGCCAACCTCGGCTGCTGGGCATGAACTCATGCCATATAGCTCGGCCCAGACACTGGCCGTTGCTGAGTCTGTACTAGGCCCACTTACGCCAAACAAAAGTGTCAACGCAGCGATATTTTTACCATTAACAATCGGGGTGTCCCCAATACGTCTTGTGTCCAAAGGGGGAGACCTGATAGACACTCTGAAACTGGTTAAGGCTGCTGATGGCACGGTTGATGCATATCGCGGGACGGAACTGATCGGCAAAGTTGGAGCAGGTGCGACTAATCCCGATATAATCCGACTCGAAACACTGGATGGTCGAGCATTTGAACTTTCAAAGGACGGAAAACAGGCAGTTGAAATCGCGGCTACCAAGACCCCGGTACCGGTTATCAAGGAAACTGTAACTGGTAAACCCATCATACCCGTTGCAAAGGCAGCTGAGACAGCTGTGAGCCCAACAGCTCCAGGTGTTGGCATTCGAGCCGCAGATGTAAAGGGTGGATTGCTGGCTACTCCGACAGACGCAAAAGCAGCTGCAACGGCGCGAGACACCACGGGATTAACCAGATCGGTGACATCTGAACCCATAACTGCCGAGACACTTGCTGCCAGAAACGAAGGATTGAAGCCCATTGGAGCTTCATCTGAAAAAACTATCAGCTTTGCAGGAACTCGGACTGGCGCTGCAACCGAGACCAAATTCTTTGACATGAAAAAAGGCACAATACTGGATGAAGGGTTCAAACCGTTCGACGTAGTTGATCCAGTTGGTAACCGGTTCACCATTGCAAAAGTTCGTGAAACCGGGGTAATGGAAACCACTGACGGAAAATACTTGGTAGACATTGATGGCAAAGGCAACTATTACCAGGTGCACAAGGACTATGTTCCTGCTAAAAAAGTAGCCCTAACGGTCGATGAATCTGGAAATCCAATCATCACCAAGGTATCCAGACCAGGCTCAGTAGATACCTGGCAAATTACCTACACAGATGACTTTGGAAATGTGCAGGATGTTGTTACAACCCGGCCAATAACCACAAACGACGATGCGTTGGCCCTGGCAACAGAATGGGACGCCCGTCTCAAATCACTGCCCGAACAATACCAAGGAACAGGAAGCCATGCTCCGACATCCGTCTCGGACGAAATGCTTGGCGGGCCCGATGGATACGGCGGCGAAATGGGTGACGCTGGTCCAATTGGAGGCGGTGGAGGGTACGTGGACGACGCCACCGGAGGAAGCATTGTCACGGGCCAAGATGTAAGCCAGTGGGCATATAATCAAAACTGGGGGACTGAACTGCGATCCCTGGATAATGGCAAGACCTGGCAAGTAAAAGACCCCGAAACTGGCAACATTCTATCCACCACCGAATACGAGGAACTGGTACTGAAGAGAACCGCCGATAGGTCTCCAAAGTACGATGCTGAGCTTAACACCTATACAAAACTTAACAAAGATGGGTCAAAAGTTTATCAAGATTCAGCAGGTAATTGGGTTTCAAAAGCAGATCTAGATGCCGAAAGAGCAGCCATTGCACGAAACAATCCAACCTATACCTACGGGATTGACGAAACCAAAAACAATGCCAGAACCAGAACCAATTCCGTAACACAGGAAGTCCAATACATGGACCCTCAAACCGGAAACTGGCTTTCCAAGGAACAATTTGATAAACTGATGGAAGCAGAGGAGGCTCCAATCTGGAACAGCGAGGGTGGATATTACTATTTCCGAAACAAGGATGGAACCTTTGAAATTCTGAATCCCTACACCAATGTTCGGCAAACTCCCGAAGAATACGGCAAGTATCTATCAGACAGGCTTGCGGCAACTACACCAACCACCACTACGCCGACTATCACAACTCCGACTACCACGACGCCGACTGAATATGTTCCATCATACGTCGCCCCAACTCAGTCAGAGTTGTCTACTTTGTACAATGATATGATCGCATCGTTGGCCGCCAGAGAAGGAGGAGTTGAGGGAGTTGCTGACGCATGGACCAGATTTACACAGACAGCTGATTTCGGACAGTTTGCACAATCTGGAGATGTAAGCCTCCTGGCCAAAGCCAAGAATGGCGAGATACTAACGGAAACCGAGATTGCGAGGATTCAATATCTGCGATCCCAAATGAGCGATGCTGCAAGAATAGCATTTGACGAGGCAGTTGGAGATGCCCCTATCAATATGATGCCTCTATCGGAGTTCCAGAACCATGTCACCGCATCAAAAGATAGTATAAAAAATTTGAGTGACGCAGATATCAAGAGTTCCAATCTCGGGCCTGAAAAAGAGATCATTGTTCATCAGGCAAAAGCAGAAGCAAATATGGATGACTTTTTGCAGTTTAACGAGTTCAAGGAGGCGTCCAAAGCAGACCAGGATGTGATCATGGATGAAATCAGATACTTCATAGGCGAACCCACAACTACACCCAACTTGCTGGAAAAGTTTAACGCTATAAAGGCAACCTGGACTGCAAAAGCAACACTCGCTTGGAACAAAATCGTAGAATCCTTAAAATCAGCCAAAGAACTAATTTCTCAGATGCCGGCATCCTGGTTGGATGAAAATGCTGATTTTAGCATGGCAGAGCTTATACTAGGAAACAGCAAGTATAGTGACATTCTGGTAGTCACCGGGACAAAAGGGCCCACCAAAGCATCCCTTGCAAAAGCATTCGAAAAAGCACTCCAAGATGGACATGCCATCACAGGTGCCAATGGATGGCAAGCAGCCCCGCACAAGTTCAAAAAAATGGATGGTTGGGCAGTACGCTCCCCAGAGGGTGAATTTCAGTTCATTCGAAAGAACGATATCGTGTTCTCTGCCGACGAAGCAATGAATGTTGCTTCAACTCCGGTTAAGATGTTCTTCTGGGAGAAACCAGTTAATGTTCCAACTGATTTTCGAGTACCAGAAAACGCTTCTGGAAGCAAAATAGTAGCTATCAGCAAGGCTGACCCATATGCAGCAGATGAAGCCGTCTGGAAAGGATTAACAGAGTCTGGTGGACTCGATTTTGATATGACCAAAGATTTTGTCAAGATCGATTTGCTGACCGAAGATGGTATCCTATGGTCCACGGTTAGGGAAGCCGACAAATCCAATGCTTTCCAGATTGGCCGCACGGTTGAAGTTGTCGAAAAAGATGCTGTTCGAATTGGTGAAATGTCTGGCATTGATTTGCAACGATTGGATGCAGACACCTTCAAAGCCCTGGTTGATGATCCAAATGTGCAAGCGCTCATTCGAGGCATACCGGACGAAGATCTGCAATACCTCACCAAGTATCTGGATGAAACCAGAGCCAAGATGGTAGATGATGTTCGGAAATCCCCAGAAATAACACCAGAAGTAGTACCAACTGAAACACCAAGCATCAAAGTACCTGAAGAAACCCCGAGCACCCGGACCCCAGAAACAGCACCTGACGCGATAACCCCCGAGAGTCTTGCCTCAGAATACCAGGAAGCTCAGCGCGCAGTTGCAGCAAAAACCGCAGAAAGAATTGCCGTTGAGGATGAACTGTCCGACCTTGGCCGGCAGATACAGGAGCTTGGCAGCAAACTGGAAGCAGCTCCCGCCAGAGAAAAGGCTGGTATCAAGTCTCAAATCGATGGTCTGAAAGCCCAGGTGGATGCATTAAAGAATCGTGCCCGCCGACTGAATCAAGAGGTGTACGACTCCAGAAATGTCCAGCAGGCCCGAGGAAATCAGATAATCAATGGTCAAACCACCGTAGATGATCTCATCCGTCAGTTAGATGGGCTTTCTGTCAGGGATGGCAGGGCAGCTCTGGATGAAGCACTTGCCAAGAGCGATGATCTCAAAGCATACCTCCGAAACACCTCCAGAGAAGAGGCTGAAAGTCTGGCAATGGCAATCTCTGAAAAACTCGGCAGTGATCGATCAGCAGCTGAAAAGATTATGGGATTCCATTACCAGGGAGCCGTAAGCCGCATAGACGACGCTACCCGAGCCAAAATGTCAGCAACTGACCAGGAATATATTCGCAAGGCGATGACCCGGCAACTCAATCAGAACGATTACCAGCAAGTCACCAGAATCGTAGATAATGCTAAGGCATATGAAGGAGTATCGGTTGGAGCTGATCTAGGGCGGTTGAAGCTTGACAATATACTGGATTCCAGCATGGCGAATAAGTCAGACGAACTTCGGAAGTTGTTGGAAGATCCAGATGTTAGAGCCGCATTGAAGGATGAAGCATTTGCAGATGAGGCATTCAACAAGGTCTACGATGTTGACCCAGTGGTGGGGCAGCGATATCAAAGAGCTGGCCAGGATGCGATAATATCTGACATCAAAGCGCATCCGAACTACAATTCTCTGTCCGGCAAGCAGAAAGAATTCATAGAGGCATTTTATTCAAAGAGAATCATAACGCCGGACGATCTTGAAACGCTTGCCCAGATCAGGGAAATTCTGCCGATGGATAAGTTCACCAAGTTTATACGTGGATCAGTACTGGGATCAGCTGGCGCAGTTGCTAGATGGGCTTACAGAAACAAATTCAAAATAACTGGGAGCCTAATTGGTGGGTGGGCAGTTGCAAACAGTGCTCTCTTCATATACTTTGCCGCAGAAGAAGGTGTTCAGTCGTTGATCCAGTTGACCGGATACAACGTTCCAGAGGACATGTTTGCAGAGCAGATGAATGCAATAGGCATACCTGCAATAAATTCAATAAAGGAAAAATTGGCTCCATTCGATTGGTTCCTTGACAATGTTCCATTTGCACGCAATGTGTTTCCTGCACCAGATGGCTTCAAATGGTTCATGGACTGGGCAGCATTGGGTCAGATAGCCGATAAACTTGGTAAACTTGAACGAGCAGGGGTATGGGTCAAAGATGAAGGATGCGATAGCGTTGGAGAAGGTTGTTGGGGCCACATAAGGCCCGAATCAGAGCGTCCGCAGTACTGGGCACTGCATCCAGAAACAATAGCATTCTGCAACGGGGACCTGGTTCGCCGCATATATGATATGCAGGACGATGGTAGCGTAGGTCCCAACAACATGATTGCAAAGGGTCTCGGAATCACCGATCCAAATGAGGCTATTGCTGTTGGTCTTGGTCATATGATTGCCGCTGGAAACCAGGGCGCTAAGGACACCCTCACAAAAGAATTTACAAGTGCATATAACCAGCTGGTAAAAGGAGGAGCCGAATCAGAACTTGCTAACCAGGCATATATGAATGCCAAGGCAAATATTACAGCCGAACCTGCAACAGGACCAGTAATCACCCCAGACAACTATTACGTCGATCAACAAGGGCATGTAATAAAAGGAAGCGATGTAAAAGATCCGTCTGCAATCATTGGACAAATGATGCCTGATGGAACAGTAAAATCGTTAACCACCGTAGGCAGCACGTCGCCTGTAATAACTATGGATGGGTTAACCCCTCAACAGAGAGCGGTGTTGGGTGTAGCTCCAACAAGCATTGATGCAGTATCTCGATATGCTCAGTATAACGGATCACAGCCGCAGGACGCGATTGTCTGGAGAGCTATCTTTACCAATGCGGACGGCAGTATAAACATGAAAAAATTGGAGTCCGCATATCCGGATATGACGCCCGCCCAAATAACCGCAATCTTTCAAAAAGAGGCTGTAAGCAAAACGATAAGCAATGAGCTGGCTGCAATATCTGATCCGGTTGTTCTTGCTGCCAAAATAAAAGAATATAAGGCAAGTGGTCTGGTTGACGACAATGCTCGTATAGAACAATATATGCCAGCAGAGCAGGCTGCAATCTTTACCGCCAGACAAAACAACCCAGCAAACTTTAAAGTAACCGCGACTGGAACCACCGTCTCGTGGATCGATGACACCGGTTACCCGCACACCACGGGCATAATTCAAAGTGGAAAGTTGCTGAATCCACTAACTGGGCAATATGATATCGATCAGAAGAAAACGACGTCTGACGGCAGTGAATACACCATTGACACTGGGAAATATGCAGAATTTATCAACAGTGGCAGCACCGACATTGAGGCATTCCTTGCCAATGATGAAAATTATAATCAAACCTGGCGGGGAAGTGGCAGCAAGACCTCTGGTGGTGGCGGCGGTGGTGGAAGCGGAGGGTATTCCAGCGGCAGAAGTGGCGGATCAACATATTCCAAGTCAACGGGCGAAACTGGCATCTTCATAGACGCCGCCGGATTGAATGCAGATGTGTATGAAGGCACTGAAAGAATCGGCTCAACCGATGAAATAATCAGTGTTGAAGCCGGTATTCATACGATAACCATCAAAAAGGATGGCTACAAACCATATACTCTGCCAGTGCAAGTGTATAGCGGCAGCATCGCTCGCAAATCAGTTACCCTATATCAGGACACCACTCCAGACGATACCAAATCGAGAGCAGTACGATTTGTAGATGCCATGGGCGGCATCGAGGCGATTACTCCGGATCACATCGTCTATGCATATGCAATTGCTAGAAGCAACACCGAACTGGCAACCACCGCAAAAGCAGAAGCAACCCCGAAAATAACCGGTAACTGGGCTTTTGTAGCGGACGATGTGAAAGAACTAATTGCACTATACAGGGAGGCTTAAAATGGCAATCACAGAAGCCAGAAAGAGCTATTTGTCAACCCATTTTTTTTCGGGTGGAACAATAAACTCGGAAGGGTTAATAGACGCGATCCTTGCTGATCTCAACAACAGCGAGGATGTTGGCCCGACAGACATTGCATGGATTTTCTCGGCATTGGGTACTAGATATAATCCACCAGAAATAGGTCTGGAAGTCACCGGAAAAGTGACCGAGATTGTTGACGGATCAACAATCAGGGTTCTTATGGACTGCGCGCCGGGCCAGGTCTGCGATCTGACACCAAAGACTGTCATATTATATGGTGTATTTCCAAGAACACGCGATGCCGAAGCAAAGGAATGGTTGGAGCTGCACCTGCCAATCGGGTCTGAAATAACCCTTACACCGATGGGCAACAACTACATCGTAAACAAGGGAAGCGAAGTTATCAACAACTCGTTAAATAGTTATATAGACAACTTGGGCCAGACTACCGACATGACCGGGTACGATATGATGGCTGTCGTAATGGAAGTCACAGACGGAGATACCATACAAGCAGTCCAGCAATGCCTTCCCGGTCAGCTCTGTGTCACAACCCCATTCAATGTCCGGCTCCATGGGATATCATCATCCGAACTGAGTTTCCCGGCAGGACGAACCGCCAAGTCCTGGCTTGCAGAACAGATCCCCCCTGGAACCGTGGTCAAGTTGGCAATAAAGGGAGAAGATGCATATGGCCGACTTATAGCGGCGATATATTATCCAATAAATGACACCGTGAGCATAAATACAAAAATGATGGAAACCGGTAAGGCCAAAGGATACAACCCAATGGCAGAATCCTTAGATGCCAAAGCCGCAGTAAAATACGTTGGGGGGATTGCTAACGCCTATCCTGCTGCATGTACGTCAACGGTAACAAAGCCGTCTGCTGTACTTAGCCTCATATCTCCCGTCTGCAACACGGTGAGAAAAGATGGATCAGATACCTGGTTCGGATACACTGTAAAAAATGTAGGGGATGATGTCTGGAAAGGCTGGCTCGGGGTCGTGATCACCGACAATGACACCAAAAAAACATATCAGTATATGGGCGACCCACAGAAATACAGCTCCATTGCACCCGGTGAAACCAAAACACTGTATGCGAAATTTGCGGTGCCATCCGACTTTGGAAACAAGTTGTCCTGGGATGCTATCATCAATAGCATCTGAAACCTTTTTTTTCTTTCGACCGAAATCTATTTCTAGAGTGGAACCTATCTCAAGCCTGTGATATGTGATGGCCACACTTGAAGATTTAAAAATAGTCCACCAGGCCCTGACATCATGCAAAACCACCGACGAAATAACGCATAATGTGCAGCTACCAAGGGACATCGTAGTTGAATGCCTCGACGCGCTCAGAGCAATGGGGGTAATTAGCAAGGATAGCTTCTCGGATACGTACTGCCCATTGGAGGAAGTCGCAGGTAATATATGTGAGCAGTGCAATAGAATAATAAAAGATCTGGGAGGTGAAAACATTGACGGAAACAACATGTAAAACGAAGAAACTTAAGAAAAGCAAGATAGCATGGGGTGGACTCGTTGTGACCATCCTTGGCGCAATACAGATAAGCATGGCTGAAGTAGATATAACCCAGTTTCAGACAATCGAAACAGCCGTGCCCGCAGCCATCACGATGCTGTCAGGTATTGCGATTATTATATGGCGCAATTCGTCACAATATATAATCGAGTGAGACATGTATTCTATTTTTTTTGACACCAACGAAAAACAGGGCAAGAGGCCCGATTTCTTGGACGAAGCCTGGACTTATTATAAAAAAATAATAAATAAACCGGAACCTGCAAACCTGGACTTTGATTTGTTGCTGGTAGATGAAGAATCCGGCAAACAGATAGGCGCGGAGATCAAAGAGCTGGATGACTTCTTCGGCAGTATGCCACCAAGAGGCCGACTGGGGCGGCAATGCATGGATATAGCCCTATCATGCGATTATGGATATCTTAGTATCATGGGCAGTATGACAGAGCTGATTGAAGCTATACCGCCCTACTACAAAACAGAAGATGGAAATCTAGTTGAAAAACCCGAAGAACGAATCCTCCTGGACGAAAACATGATATATGCCGTACTCGGAGACATAAAATCTATAGGAGTGTTGCCAGTTTTTCTTTCTCGGAATCCCATAGATTCTTTCCGGATGCTAATAAATTATATGATACATGATATAACTAGTGATCCACCCATTACGCTATGTAGCAAGCCCAGGAAAAACATGCATGCCATAAACGTGTTATGTAATCTCCCTGGAATAGGGTGGGAACGAGCCGAGGCCATACTTAAAACATATGGTTCTGTCTCCGAGTTTTTACAGGAAGCCCAGGTTTGCCTAGACAGCGGCAACCTATCCACATTGGAAAACATCAAGATAAACGGCAGACGTTTCGGCAAGTCTGCCCATAAGATGTTTCAGGTGGACGGCATCTGGAGGTCAACTACCCCGCCCTGAAGGGGACGGGCCTCCTTGGTGATTTACTGTGATCATTTTTGGCTACGGAAACCTATATATACCAATGTAGCATGATGTCACATCATGTCACAAGATGATATGGTAGTAATCAGGGTGACGCGCGCACAACGAGAACGGATCAAACAGTTCGGGTCCATGGGGGATACGATGTCCATGGCCGTGGAAAATCTTTTGAACCTCGCGGAGAAGCTTGCCTCTGGTGATCAATAGTGGCGTGGTATCATGTATCATTCGAAATATATGGCACTGTTCAGGTTACGGTGAATGCCAAGAATGCAAACATTGCAGAGCAGATAGCAAGAGGCATGGTAGAAGATGGTGAGGGAGATGTCCACTGCGAAATTGGAAACTTGTGCGAGGTGGTCAGGCTATGATCAGGCGATTGCACATAGGCCGAAGTAAAAAACAGATTGCTGAAGAGGCCGACAATTTGGATGGCATCATAAAATACATGTTGCAGCAATCTCCCGTCACCATTCGGGACCTGGTGATGACTCAGAATCTTGAACCAAAACCGGTTCGGAGGCTGTTGAAGATTTTGGCCAATGCCGGCATTGTTGAGAAGGTAGGAAAAACGCAGTGGATACTCACCATCCCATTCGCCACGAACCCAGTATATGACGCGAACAAAATTGCAGCGAGTGCAGCATCAACAACTGTTAGAGAGCGAGATCTGGGGGTCTCAACGTGATCATAACCGACACAGAACAACTGGAGCAATTGGGATCAAATATGCGATTGCTGTTAGATGCATATCTAGAACTTCTTGAATATGCCACAGTGGTAGAAAAGCATCTAGTGGCAGACAGAATGCGCAATATGTTTGACGCAGAAGTACCGCACAGACGTTCCTGGCTCAGTGCAAGTAAAGAGCTGGCCGCGCGAGCACGAAGACAACTCGTGTCAGAAATAGGGTATAGGGGGTTATCAGAACGGAACTTCAAATAATCGATGCTACCTATGGCTATGATGCGGATGGATTTCCGATCGTAACCCTTTTTGGTCTAACCAAGACCGGAGAGTCCGTTATAAAATACATAACCGGGTTTCTTCCATATTTCTATGTAGATTCCAGCAATATCGACGAAATAGACCAACAACTGGGGGGTGTTACCGATTCGATAGGCATTCTCATAAAAACCGAAGTTGTAGATCGTTTCGGCCCTCTTGGATTCCAATCTAAGCCTCGAAAAATGATAAAGGTTACCACCCGCAATCCAAAGGATGTAAAAATACTCCGTGACTTCTGTGAACAAAATCTAAACAAAACATATGAGAGTGATATATTTTTTAAGGATCGGTTTATGGTGGATCACGAATTGTCCGGGATGTGTTGGTGCATTGTTCCAAAAAAACAATATATTCGACACGAAGACATAATTCCCCAGGGGGACCAAGACAATGCCCCGATAAGAATAATGGCGATAGATATTGAGGCCATTCCAAAGGATAATGGTGGGCTTCCAACCTCAGACGAAGATCCCATAGTTCTGATTAGCCTGGCATTTGACCCCCCGTGGAGAGGGCATGAAAATGTGGTTATGGTAGCAAAAAACATCAAGTGCCCCCGAAGCGATGTTCTGCAATCCGAAGGAGAGGCTGCCATGCTCAGCAAGCTTGGGTTTATTTTTGACGAGTACGACCCAACCATCATAGGAGGGTACAACTCAAACGGATTCGATATCCCATATATAACTGATAGAGCCAAGAGACTCGGGGTACCCCTCTCAATGTCAAGAGATGGGAAATCTGCATGGTGTAAGAGTTATATGGGCAAAAGTACCGTGCAGCTAAACGGGCGGATCTCCTTAGATATGCTTCCCGCCGTGAAAGCCCTGGACAAATACAGGCTAAAAAGCTACCGCCTGGCAAACGTTGCCAAAGAGATCCTGGGTATCGAGAAGCTGGACGTTAAACCTAGTGAAATGAAGGAGCTATGGACCGGGCCGGATATCAATCGCTTTATCTCTTACTCAAGACGAGATGCATTGCTGGTATTGGAACTTATCAAGAAAACCGGGGTATTGGAAAAATATATTGCCCTGTCCAAAGCAAGCGGAGCCTTCCTGCAAGTAGTTGTCAACGGCGGGCAAAGCAGCATGATCGAAGCGAAGCTCATCCGGGAATACAATAGAGAAGGCTATGTGATGGGCACCAAGTCGGCCTTGGAAGATGATGATATAGCCCAGGTTGAGGGGGCAATAGTCCTGGACCCTGTGCTGGGTCTGACTGAGAACGTGGTTATCTTGGATTTCAAATCGCTATATCCAACAACCATGATTGCGCATAATCTATGCTACACCACCGAGATCCGAGAAGAGTGTCCTGACTGCAACCTCATAGCATCTCCAAGTGGCGGGAAATTTGTCCCACCCGATGTCAGAAGAGGTATCGTACCAAGGGTCCTTGAAAAGTTGCTGGACGAACGCATAAAAGCAAAGAAAGCAATGAAGAATCCGGCAATCTCCGAAGGTGAAAAAAGACGTCTGGATGCCAAGCAATATGCTATGAAAATATTGCTGAACAGCTTTTACGGATATTCTGGGTACGCCAGAGCAAGACTTTATAGCCCGGTAATCGCTAATTCAGTAACCAGCTACGGGCGAGAAAATCTGTTAAAAACAAAACACATGATAGAGCAGAAGGAGTACATTGAAATCAATGATAGCCAATATAAATTAAAAGTTATCGCCGGGGATACCGATTCCACGTTTATTAATATCTGTGGAGAATACGTTGACTTTGATATTGCGAAAAAAATAGGAATTGAAATCGCCGACATGGTTACATCAAAACTGCCTCCACCCATGGAACTGGTATTCGAGGCATATGCCAAAAGAATACTCATCCTGGCAAAAAAACACTATGCAATGTACAGGTTCGAGTCAGCTGACAAGGGCGAGATCAAGGCGAAAGGAATTGAAACCGTTAGAAGAGACTGGTGTAATCTCACATCTGAGGTTCTTACCAAGTGCCTTGAGACTATACTGATAGAAGGAGATGTTGATGCAGCCTTATCATATGCACGAGAATCAATAAATCTACTCAAGGCATCGAGCTCGGATATGTTCGAAAAATTAACCATGACTCGAACATTGACAAAAAAACCTGAGAACTACAATCAGCCACAACCCCATTCAGAGCTGGTGAAAAAATTAGAACGCCGGGGAATTTTCAAATACGCCATCGGAGACAGAATTCCGTTCATCATAGTAGCAAGTCAACGGAGATCAGGCCGTCGTGCAGAGATGATGACATTGCGAGCAGAAGATCCTGAGTATGCAATAGAAAATAATCTCCGAATAGATGCAGACTACTATCTATCAAAACAGCTGATTCCTCCATTAGTGCGGATGTTCGAGAATTTTGGAATACATGAGCTGGATTTATTGCAGCCATCTCGCCAGCAAACCTTTGATAAATTTGAAATAGGGGGACAACCACAGATCAACAAGAGGTGTATAGTATGAAGATATTACCTATAGTCGCGATACTGGTATTGATCGGCACAGTTGCAGCAATTCAGCCTATTCAGCTGTCAGGAACAAGCCCGGATCTTGCTAAGGCCCTGGCAAAGAACAACAGCTTAGATTGGGTCATAGAGACTAATCTTAGCATAGGCCCAATGACAAGCGAATTGCCGGAATCAAAGGCAATTGGTCCATGGGCCGAGGATGCAGATGTGTTTCTCTGGGGAACAGGTTCCAATCCTGGAATCCCAAGCGAACCCATTCTGTAAACTATTTTTTTAACTTTATACAAAAAACGGAGGATTGTATTATGATACGAATCACTATACCCATAAGTGAATCATCGCGCGATATTCTTGCAGCGTACAAGAAATCTCGTGGCATAAAATTCACAAATGATGTCATCGAAGCCTTCATCCAAGAATATGGCAAAGGAACGGCACCAGTCCCTGAACCAACCCCAATACCCGAACCGAAACCCAAACCAGCAACCAAATATGATATCGAAATCTCGCAGGAATCGGGGTTGGCTATGGTCAGGTCTGGATCAAAAATATTGGCTGCATGCCCAGCAAGCTCGGATTCATATCAGATATTTAAGAAGGCCATTGATTCCGTTCCCACGAACGGGACTCTTGGGATCGGGCCAGGGCTCTATAACATTGCAGCCCAGCACAGGTTTGGATTGGACCCAGACGGGAGCAATATCTTTTGGGTCGCCATGCCAGTGATAGATAAAGGAAACATGAAGATCGTTGGCGCTGGGGTTGATCAGACCATAATCAGACTTCTTCCGAATCAGCGCAATCCATCGAGGCATGTCATTATGATGCTGGTCCGGGCATCAGCACCGACATCTATGGGATACTCCGACTTCGAGATTTCGGGAATAACATTCGATGGAAACCGGTCGCAGCAGAACGACAAAGATCCACACGATGGCGAAGGTCTCATAACGGTTGGATCTCTAAGAAGAGGCGGAAAGTTCCATGATTTGAAATTGATCAACTCCTGGGGATCTGGTGCTTACCTTGGGAACAATGGCTCAGGACCCGGCGACAATGAGCAAGTGTGGAAAATATTCTGCCAGAATTGCGGTGCAGAAGGTGTAATATTAGATACAAACAGCAACAGCAAACTATATGATAGTGAATCATGGAAATGCCGCGAAGGATTCTGTCTCCATGGAAACACTGACTGGAAAAACAGAAAGGCGGACAACATGACAGCTTTCAACCTTCGCACAGACAGCCAATTCACAGTCCGGCAAGTCAACGATTTTACCATCAACAATCTTGCCATGGATTGCACCAACGCTGCAAAGAGCTATGGTTTGGCAGTGATCAGCGCACGCGGAAAAATCACCAACTCCAATCTAAAAAGCGACAAAAACAAGGGCAACTCGCTTGGCGGAGCAACATATTTCACTGGGGAATCCGATGTCTCCATAGAAGATAGCCAGATTGAAGGCTTTTTTGGGGTGCATGCCATAGGTTTGTCCCGCGTTGCCGCAATCCGATGCAATATTGCGGCCCCAGGCGGTTGCTTCTGCACCACTGACCCAGACCCTGTAGGAAGCACAATAATCGCAAAAGACTGCGCATGCGCTGGATTGAAGCTGGCCATGCAAAAAGGTGCCATCTTTAGAGAAGAATAGGCACCTATTCTTTTTTCGAACCAGACCAAAAACTATATATCTTATATGATACACCTGTGTACCGGGTGAGACACATGTTTGTATCACTATTGGGAAACAAAAACGTTATCCGAATACTAGATTTCATGATATGTAATGCCCCAGGACATTACAGCAAAAGTGAAATGATCGCAGCAATGCATATGGGCAGGCCAAGTTTCTACAAGGCCTGGAATATGTTAGAAACCCTGCACATAGTAAAGGCGATGGACTCGACCAAGAATTATCGCTACTACGTGATAAATAGAGATTCTGATATATCAAAACTCATACTAAAGCTACACACAGCGCTGTCAAAAGGTGAATAGAATGTATCGTATTATTTCAACTATATTATATTGCGCATGCCTATGCGTACTCGCATGGTCGTTCTGGACGACGAGACATGGAAATAAAATGCATCGTCTAGACGCGGGTATTAAAATAGCAACAATCCTCATGTTGATCGCTGCCACGATACAACTCACAACAAGAAAATGGTAGCCATGGAGGGATTACGAGAAATGAGCATGACTACCAAAGAGCCTGCAACGTCCAAAGATTTAAATGTTTTGGATTTGAATAAATATAACGTTTATCCTGAATATAGGGAAGGCCAAAAAGAAGCAATACAATCAATACTTGACACATATGAAAAAATAAGATCCAATGAAATAAACTCCAAAGTTGTTGAACTGCCCAGTCCTACAGGATCTGGAAAAACGGTGATTAACAGAGCGGTTGGAAAAGCATTGCTGGATTTATATCCAGACGAAATAAAAAAAGTAGTTTATACCACCCCGCTTAAAGCACTCGTTTACCAGATCGAAGAGGAAGAAAAGCTGGGTATCCCCGTAGTATTAGGAAAAAGCAATTATGACTGCTTACTACTGGAAGGGCTAGATGCATCAGATTGCCCATTCAGATCCAAAAGTCTGGCAAACAGAAAACCAAAAATATGCAACAGGTGCCCATATGTGCGTGCTAAATCAGCCTTTCGAAATGCAAATCTGGCCGCATGCACGTTGGATTTCTTCATATATAACAGGGCATCAGCAGATGTTCTCATAATTGATGAATCGGCAAGCCTTGAGGATAAGCTCCTCAACCACTTCGGAATAGCATTACCGGAAAGGATTGATCTTGAAAACTTATCGGACTCCATTCATCAGTGGATGATATCGCTTGAAGAGGAATCTGAGAATTATACTGAGATGCTGGAAAGCATGAACCTGAGTGCGACCAGCAATGCAAGGCTTCTTAATGATATCCGATACATCACGACCAAGTTGACCAAGATTGAAAGACAAGTCGCAAAATGCGGTAGGATATTGCAGGTAATTTCCAGCAATGAGAATGCATATTTCATAGACAAGGACCGAAACCTGAAGCTCATAAGAGGCGAATATCCTTTCAATAGCATGGCTAGCCGGGTGAAGATGGTGATCATGAGCTCAGGAACTCCAACAACCTCTCTCATATGCAGAAACTATTCGCGAGTTGAGGCTGCTCACCCCATTCCGAAGAAAAACCGGTTAATATATTATGAGCCTATTGGTAAAATGAGCAGGAACAATATCGACAGCACCGTACCTAATATGGCCCGCCGTATATTGGAGATTCATAATGAATACCCGAGACAAACTATAGTGCATTGCCACTCCTATGGGGTTGCCCAAAAACTGAAGGACCATATGAATCATCCGAAGGTTTTGCTGCAAACCCCAGGTCATCGCGAGGACGCATTGCGGCAATTCATGAGATCCAAGGAATGCATCTTTCTCTCGGTAAATTATGCTGAGGGCATCAACCTGAAAGGAGAGAATTTCCAGCGTAACATCATCGCGAAGATTCCGTATCCTTCTCTTGGGGATGAGTGGGTCATCAAACGAAACGAAACAGACAAGGCCGAGATAAAAATAGATAAGTGGTATCGATTAACTACAGCAGTGGCTATTCAGCAAGCGGCTGGCAGAACAACTAGAGATCCGGCAGATTTCAGCAAGACCTACATACTCGATTCGAACTTTGGTTTCTTCTATAGCCAGAATAAAGGATTGTTGGAACCATGGTTTAGGGAGGCAATAGTCTGGAGGAATTGATAATGATAAAAGAAGGATCTGCGATGAATGAACGAAATAAACGTATGCTGGAAACACTGCGCATTATATATGGTAGATCAAAAACAGCATCTGAAACAAAGGGCCAAAAAAGATTGAAAGATTTCGAGAAAGAGGTAGGATAGAGCCTACCTCTTAAGAGCGTCGCTCATACAGGCAGACTTGGCCTTGGCTCTCTCCATACCGACCATGCCACGAGTTGCAGCAGAGCACTCCTTGGATGCAGTGCTGAACGCAGCCTGGTATGCCCTCAGGTGCTCAGGGTTATAACCCTTAGCATATGAAGCTCTCTTCAGATAGGGCTTTCCGTAACCGGACATCACGAGACCGGCATTACTTACTTCTCCGAGTGGAATAAATGCCATTTTGGTTTACCTCCAAGAATGAAGATGTCCATTAGGATATTTATACGTTTTTGTAAAAAAAAAAGTTGGCCAATCAAAGTTTTGCTAACACCCCCAACTCTGTTCTGTCCTTGAACCCAGCCCGCTTCCATGCAGGCAGGGGGTTGTCTATTATTTCCAGTTTCGATTTTTCTGACGTGCCTACATCGACGGCAACCTTGCTATCATCGATTGCTGCTAGTCTTACCAGATCTTCTTTTGCTTGTTTTTCATATTCTGGCATGCTCAACAGGTTCTCATAATCCCGCTTGGTGAGCGGGCCTTTAGGGTATTCTCTCATGTGTCCTGTCCTCCTCATGAAAATGTGTAGTGCCTATTTATTTTCTTTATGACTGATATGAATGGCAGATGCGATTCATATTTCTTCAGCTGGTTCATCAGCACGATCGAGCCCGTAAAAGTGATGTGCTGCTTGCCTTCAAGCTCGAAGTGAATCGTGAGATATTGAGTGCCTTTCTTCTGGTGGCTGTCCTTGATTTTATATCCAGTAACCAGGATTTCTTTGTCCAGAACCTCGTCGAGCCGAAGCTTATCTCCTTCGAATGTTTCTTCTTCGGCGAAGTCTCCGAACCGCTCAGGCATTGACAAGCCCCAGAGATTGCTTGAAGTTGAAGCTATTCGCCCACATGAGCCAGCCTTCTGTCGATGCCATTGATGACCTATACTGATCTGCGGTGATTTCGCCTCGGGTGAGCTGGCCGGGAAGAGATCTCATCCGGCGCTTGATCCTCTTAGCAGTGGACTTCCTCACCAGTATGTGGTCCGGAAAATGCCGGTATCCCAAGAAATCTATGCCATGGCGAACTGGAAATATGTCATTCTTGCTCAGGTTCAGAGCGAGCCTTTCTGCTAGGAAACACTCTATCTCTTCTGCCAACTGGTGCAGAAACCTCTTATCTTGGTGGAGCAGAATGAAGTCATCGCAATAACGAACGTAGTGTCTGATTTTCATCTCGTGCTTCAGAAACTGGTCTAGCTCGTTCATATAGAGGTTGCCGAGCCACTGGCTTGTGTAGTTCCCAATCGATGGATAGAACTTCCTGATATCCATTTTCAGGCAATATGCTCCAGGGCCTGCCGCTCTGATGAAGTCCATGGTCCTTCGACTCGCGGCATGAATTCCCTTTCCTGTCCTACATGCATACGAGTCATGAATGAACAGGCCGCTCCAAATGGGTTCAAGCACGTTCATTAAGGCGTGCTGCACCACCCTATCCGGATTGAAAGGCAACTTATAGATGATCCTCTTTTTTGGTTCGTAGATCATCTTCTCGGTGTATGGCGATGTGGTGAAAGTCTTCTCAATCAGAGAGTCTCTGATGTTGAAAATGTTCTCGTCTAGATCATCATCGAACCGGCTGATAGTATTCTGCCAGCTCTTGCCTTTTCGGGCCTTTCGGTAGGCTAGAAAGATGTTATCTAGCTCAATTATCTTCTCGAAAAGGCAGCCGTGACGTTTCATGTTGATTTTTGAGATAGGCAACGTTCCCGCCAGGTACTAGCTGCCCATCTCCTCCGTTGTGTGTTTTGCCTGTTCTAAGACAAGGTTAGCGAGT